TGTAGTCTGTATCAGACTACATAGTAGAGAAAGGCGGTTTCCCGCCTCACCCATCAACCTCGATTTCATCAATCCAGAATTTGAAGTCATTATCTTCCAACAACGCACGGGCTTTGTCCTCGTTTTTCGCAGTAAAGATTTCTTTCCAGTTTTTACCAAAAATATCTTCAATATTTTTCATTTTGGAAAGGAAGAAATTTTCGTTGTTTACTACAAGCATACGGGACGGAAAGCGTTCATCTCTAATCAAAGAGCGCACCGCGCTTTTATAGGAAGTATACACTCCAAAAATTTCATCCGACAAAGCATCACGAACAACAATAACTTTCATTTTATGTATCCTCTCTTTCTTTCTATATCTATATTATATCACAAAACTTTTACTTTGTCAATCGCGAGGTAGTCTGTATCAGACTACACAAGGCGGGGAACTTACTTCCCCTTGCTGCTGCTTTTATATTTTCTTTCCAGAAAATCCATCACATTCCGCGACGCGGAAACCAGTATCAAATCGTTGCCTTTTCTTGCTGCTGCATAGAAATGTTCCAAAAACGGCAAAGTATCTTTGAAAACCAGCACCTCATGAGTATCCTCTACCTGAACTATGTATTCCATATTTTACCTCCTTCGCGGTTTCCCGCTTTCTGTATATATTATACCACTTTTTGCCCCAAATATCAAGGGTCAGGTAGTCTGAACCAGACTACATAAACACCAGCGCACCGCGCACACCAGACTACACATTTTTACACGCACAAAAAAAGAGGGGCTTAGCCCCTCCAGTTGGTCGGTTTTGTTTCTTCTGTTTCCATGATTCCCATTTCGTAGGTTGTCGCGCTCATGATTTTGAAAGTTGCGCCCTCTGCAAACCTTTTGTTCACATACAACATTAGGTCGTGTTCGTTGTTGTAGGTTGTAAACTCAAATTTTCCCGCTTTGTTTTGTTTGCCGATAGTAAAAATCATTCTTTCCACCCTCCCTCCAGTTTATCCATTTCCGCTTCTGTCAGTTTTTTCCAGTCGGTCGGTCGGTTGCCGTCCGCTGTAAACCAGTGTTTGCGTATGCTGTTCATGCTCCAATTATGACAGATAAAGCACTCTCCCGTGCGCGTGTTGTAGTATCCTTTACGGTTGTTCATTTTTTTTCTTTCCTTCCTTTGGTGCGGGAGCGGTTGCCCGCTCCCTTTTTTTGTTTATCCTAACAATTCGATATACAGGCTTTCCCCGTCAACCCATACGCGGTTAAGTCTAAAGCCCGCGGCTTTACATTTCAGGTCATTTTCCGCGGCGTTAAAGACTTTTTCGGGGTTGCCGTAATAGGTGCGGGAGAGGAAGAAAACCTCTCCCGTTTCTCTATCCGATACATCATATCCTGCAAGGTGTAATCCCTCGCTTAATTCGTCATCATAGGCGCGGGTAGCAAAGTGAAAAATGGGCTTATTCATAAAATTTTACCTCCTCGATATTGAAAAATAGGTTTTCGGTTGTGGGATTCATGAGGCTGTCCCACTTTAGCGTTTCCGCGCGGTTTGTTGCTATTGCTTGTATGCGTTTTACCGCGCTTTTGTAGGTTTTGGTAGCGAAGGGCGCTATTTCGCGCCCCTGCTTGTCGTGCGCCTTTACTATGTAAATCATTTTTCCCCTCCGTTCGGGGAGCGGTTGTCCGCTCCCCTTGCTTGTTTTACATTCCCAACAAGTCCATAATTTTGTAGCAGTCCTCCACATATTCATCAGGCACATAATCAATATATGATTCATTATACTTAAAGCGTCCCTGACTGTTTACGAGGTTTACCGCTTCTTCCTTCGGGATAAAGTAGATACCTTGCCCGTTAATCAGGAGGACATCGGCTTTTCCCGTGTATGGAGTATTGCAGGAGGTCGGACTCAGGCAGGCTTTATATTCAGCCTTTACACCCTTGAACAGGTGATCGTATTGCTTCCCCGCCCGTGCTTTTCTCAAATTGACCCGCCCCGTGCGGATATGGAAAATAATCTGTTCCGCAACCGTGCCGATATTGACAAACTCAAAGTCGCGGTCTTTGGTGTATGCTTCACTGTCAAAAGTGCAGGAATCCGCGCAAAGGTCGATCAACTTTTTCAGGTTTTCGACCCCAACAAGCGCCTTTTTTGCGTTTTGCTTTGCGTTGTTGTTCTTCATAGCCTGCGCGCGGTTGATAACATCGCCGAGGCGGACGGCTTCAGCAATGCAGGCACGGTCAATATAATTTTTGCTATAGTTATTCATGGTAAAATCTTCCTTTTCTAATTATGTATAAATTATTAAGATTTTGCGGCTCTTCCGTTAACCCTTTAGCGGTCGTGTGTTCAAGTCAAACGCGGTGCAGGGTTGCCCTTCCTCAGGGCGTGCGCGGTCTACCTATTCAGTTATCAAAGAACGCGACCCGTTAGGGGTCGACCCGCGCCCGTTTGGGTTTTGGGGTGTTCGGTTTTCTCCCTTCAACTGATACCATTATACACCCAAAGCCCCGAAAAGTCAACCCCTTTTTGCAAAAAAAATGTAGTTTGTATACATTCACAGACAACACTATTTTTTCGCGGTCGTTTTTGTGAAAAGTAAACAAAAGGGGGAGGGGATTGGATAAACTGGAAGGGCTGGACGGGGGGGTTGTTTCTGGAAAAAACTGGAAAAAATTTCCCGCTATGCGACACGGGGACAAAAGATCGTATATGTGTATTTTTCAACCCCGATATTCCAAATTATCTCCTTAAACTACTCTTATACTTTCCCTTCAACCACCTTTGCTCATTCCCAAATTCCAAATTTTCGTGCCTTCGTAAATTTGATTTTCCCCACAACTTATGATATAATATTTGTATAAGAAGAGAAGAAAGGAGGAAGGGAAAAAAAATATGCCCAATGGCAAATGCCCCTTATGCGGCAAACTTGCTCCTCTCGTTCCCACGAACGACGTATTAGTTGCTCCAATGTGTGAAACGTGTATCAACCGCTTCTTTGACGCTTCCAAGCTTTCACACGCAAACTTCTTTTGCCGTACAATGAACTTTCCGTTCGATCCCAACCGTTGGCAAGCACTCCACGAGCAAGCAGGTAATCACGTTTGGTCTGCTTACGCGGAGGAGGTTCTTAATGAGCCTGATACGTTGAAATGGCAACCTGCTACCCCAGACAAATGGGCACCAGTGGACGAAGAGTGGTCGAAGTTCAAAACTTATGAAGCACTGCTCGCCAAGGTTGACCGAGTGAAGGATGCGTTTATTGCACGTTGCGAAGTTAAGTGGGGCAGTGGTTATACCTTTGCTCAACTGGTTCAGCTCGAAGGATTACTCACCTCCACGATGAAGGCTAACGATATTTCAAATCCACTTCAGGTGGATGCGATTAAGAAGGCTTGTAAAATAAGCGTGGAACTTGATAAAGCGATTGAAGCTGGAGATGCTAAATCGATAAAAGAGCTTAGTTCCGCTTACTCCGGATTTACCAAAACCGCTCAAATTGATAATGTAATTGCGGCGACCAACGCTGATGTGATTGGCACGGTAGCTGATCTGGCAGACTATATTGAAAAGTGCGGCGGACGCTTCACATTCTATGATGGAGTTTCCCGCGACATTGTGGATAAAACGATAGCGGATCTTAAGGAGTATATTCGAACGTTAGTAGCCGATAGCACCGGATTAACAACTACTTTGGAACGTATAGCGGAGTCCTATCAAAAGCAGGTAGAAGAGAACGCTGATGCGGCAGCAACGGCAGATCTTGATATTAAGGAACTGATTGAGAACAATGAAGCAGCTTCCAACGCTCAACTCGATGCACAACTTCTTCAACAGGAAGTGGATGTAGACGATCTGGAGGAGGAAGAAGATGATGGTTATTTCTAAAGCGGAAGAACCGCTCGCGGAAGAACCGCTCATGGTAGAACCGAAAGAAGCGGGAAAATCCGCTACTTTGATTGCTTCCGACGACACTTCCGACTACCTTGAACCTGAAATTGCGGAACTGCTTACTTTTCTTAATGCTTCCAACACCGAACAGGTGCGAGTGCTCAAGAAAGAAAGAGTGCGGGAACACCTTGATCTTTACACTCAAGCGTTAAATACATTTTTGGTTTATCCAGATATTTTGAGTGATATTATGACCCCACGTGGTTCAAAGTTCTCGATGTTTTTTGCTCAACGTATTGTGCTGCGGTCGATGGCTCGTTCGCGTCAGTCCTTTAGCACATTTACTCGTGCATTCAGTAAGTCTTTTTTGGCGGATTACTACTCCTATGTAAGAAGTATGTGTATTCCACGCTGTAATGGGTTTACAACTGCTGGAACAAAAAGTCAGGCAGCACAAATTGCAAAAGAGAAAATTATTCAAGATTTGTGGGTCAAATTTCCGTTACTTAAAAACGAGATGGTAAAGCGTGGTTCCAAAGCTCCTTATGTGGAGGGCACGGATTATGCAGAGTTTCGTTTTACAAGTGGTTCGATTTTTGACGTTGTTGGCGGTCATCCTCGTGGGATGAGAAGAAATTTTGGGGTCTTCGAGGAAGTTATTGAGCTTGACCCTATAGTCATCAATGAGGAAATTATTCCTCTGATGAACTCTCCCAGAACAACTTCACTGGGAAAAATTAACCCTGATGAAATTCAGGCACAAAAAGTTTATATTACAACAGCTGGATATCAACAGACGTTTGCTTATGACAAATGTATAGAAACGCTTTGCTACACTGTGCTTGACCCTGACCATTATATGTGTTTGGGCGGCAGCTACGTAATTCCGCTAATGCACGGTCGTTTGGAAGAACAAACGATGCGCGAAATACTCTCCTCTCCGTCCTTTGATAAAGAGAGTGTTGACCGCGAGTATATTAGTCGATGGAGTGGCGCTCGTTCCGGTTCAGTATTTGGTCAAAACACTATTAGCACGTTGCGCAAAGTCGTTCGCGCCGAAGAGCACGGACAACAACTCGAAGATGGTGAGTTCTACGTCATATCAACAGATATGGCAAAAGATGGTAGCGCCGACACTGCGACAGTTGTGTATCGAGTTTCTCCGCGTGAGTATATGTTTGCCTACAAAGCAGTTAATGTATTTACGATAAGTTCAACCGACTATGAAGTTGTGGCTAATGAGCTAAAGAAGCTTGCACTTGATTATAATCCACGACTTTTAGTATGGGACGCCAACGGAGTCGGGGCTTCGCTCCGCGACTGGATGAACAAACCAACGCTTGACCGCGATAGTGGGATTGAGCTTCCCGGTTTTGGTATCATTAACCCGCCAACCAGTGCAAAAAATGATGTGATTACTTATCCTTCCGACCGCACGATTTGTTATGAAATAAAAAGTGGTGGGCAAGAAGCTGAACGTATTCACAAAGTCTTTTTCAGTCGTATTAGTAATGGTTCTATCCGTTTCCTCATTAAAATGAGTGAAGCGATTCAGCGGTTTCAACAGAACAAAAATTTCTGCGCCGCGCCAGAGTGGAAGAAGCGTAAAAAGCTTCAGCCTTACCGTTATATGGATATGATGGAGGAAGAACTTAAGAACCTTATTATCGTAAACACAGACAGCGCCAATTCGACTATGAGGGTTGATCGTCGTGATAAACGTATTCAAAAAGACTTTTTCTCCGCGGCAGAGTATGGTATCTATGCTACAGTTCAACAAATAGAACAAGACTACTACAACAAGAAGCGGCGTTCAAGCTTCAAGTGGAAAAACGCTGTATTCATAACTTAAGAGGTAGGAAATGGCGTTAGGTTTTAGTAGAAAGGCTAAGGAACCCGCTGATACTTCTAATAAAGAAGCAGTTTCACCGCGCTTTGCGATTACAAAGAGCGCGATTCGTGAAATGTATAAGGATGATGAGTCGGTAGTAAGAAATGTAAACAAAACTACTAATTCTTCATCCTCTGTTTACAGCACAGACCTTAGCGTAATTAAAAATAATTATCATGCGGTTGGTAGTTTGGAGACAGTGCGCCGCTACTCGCAAGAGTTGTTTGCTTACTCTCCGATTTATCAACGCTATATAGAGTATTTAAGTAATATGTTCCTCTGGCGGTATATGTATGTACCGCGTCCAGTAAAAGAAAGAGCAGCAAGTGCTGATTATAGTGAAGTTTATGAGCAAATGGGAGAAGCGGTCGATGGTATGTCGATTGAAACTTCTTTCCCTGCAACGTTGTGTAAACTTTTCATTGAAGGCGCAGTGTTCATCTATACTTGGCGTAATACTGCTTCTCGAACACTTACGTCTCTTTTGCTTCCGAGCAAATATTGTCGGACAAATGCGCAAACCCAGTTTGGTTGTTATACTTATCAGTTCGACCTTAGTTATTTTGATAATTTGGGGCTTACAGCCGCACAGTTGGAAGAAATTTTCAATTATTATCCAAAAGAACTGAAGTCGATGTATGATGCCTATAAGGCAGATACAACTAATATGCGGTGGCAACTTGTTAATCCAAAAGTTGCGGGCGCAATACTTATGAACAACAAAGGAACACCAACGATTTTTAACTCTATCTTCCCGATTCGTCAATATGATGAGTATATGGATAACGAGTTGGAGCGTAATGGTCAGCAACTTGATCGTATCATTACACACGAAATGCCAACTTGGGAAGATAAGCTTATTGTTGATATTCCTGAAATGAAAGAACTTCATGCGAGTATGTCAAAAGTTCTTTCCAAAAATAGCCATGTGCGACTTCTGACGTCTTTTGGTAAAATCGATGTGCGGCAACTTAGCCAAGATTCGACCAAAGAAAATAAGACGTTGGAAAACGCTTACAAAGCTATTTATGACAATTTGGGGTCGAACAACTATCTCTTTAATGGTAGTTCCGACGCCGCACTCAAATATAGTTTAACTGTTGAGCAAAGTTTTGTTTGGAACTATGTTCAGCAACTTGTAGCGCTCTACAACGTATTTATTAATAACTCTTTCAATTTTAGTGGTTATCAGTGCGACCTTCAAATGTTGCCGCTAACTGGTTATAACGAGCAAGAAATGTTAACGAAATACAAGGAAGGTGCAACACTTGGTATTGCTAAACTTGAGTATGCTGTTGCTTTTGGCAACAAACAAGTAAATCTTGCGAGCAAGTTTGCTCTTGAGGATTACTTAAAACTTGATAAGTTAAAACCGCTTTCTACGAGTTATACGCAAAATGATAATTCCAAGCAGGACGGTTCTAACAATAAAAACAATAAAACGGAACAAGAGGTAAACAAAAAAAATGAAAGTTCTAACTAATGTTCCCGCTTTTATTGAAGTAAGTGAGAAGGAAGAAAGTAGATATACAAAAGCTAAACTGAAAATCTTCTATAAAGGTTTAACAGGCGACAATCGTCTCTTTACTTCTGATTTTTCGGATGAACTGCTTAAAACCATTTCCTACACTCCTGTAGTGGGCTACTACGACGAGGAGGATGAAGATTTTAAGGGTCATAATAGTGTTCAGTTTGTTTATGGTGTCGTGCCCGACGATGCGGTTAATAACGTTCATTATGAAGAAGATGATGGAAAGACTTTTGCGGTTGTTGACGTTATTTTGTTTACCGAACGTGAAGATAATATTGGCAAAGTAGCACGCAAAATTGTTGGAAAACAACACTCACTTGAACTTAACCCCAACACGTTGAAGTATAAGGTTAATCGTGATAATCAAGGACGTTTCTTAAATATTGAGTTCTTACATGGCGAGTTCATCGGTTTAAGTGTTCTTGGTGATAATGAAAGACCTGCTTTCGCGGGTTCAGGTTTCTTCAGTGAAGAAAATTTTGATGCTACAAAGTGTGTTGAAACTTTCAAAAACTTCTTACAGTTTCTTAACCAAGATGGAGGTTCAATAGAAGTGTTTAACTTTGAAGATTATTTGGCTAAAACCGCCGATAGCTTCAAACTCGCACGCACTATGCAGGGATTTATCCAGAGTCTTTATGAAGCACTTGAGGCTAAAGGAGTCTATGGATATGTTGTTGAAAATACAACCGAGTATGCGGTTGTAAGCACTTGGGACGAAGAGAACAATAAGGCAGTTTATCGTAAATACTCTATTTCGGAGCAAGAAGATGGAAAAATCAGCTTAGGCGACTATGTTGAAGTTTTTCCGCGTTTTCTTACCGAGGAAGAGATTAATGCGGTAAGCACAGCTACAACTGAACCAACGTTCCAAAATGAGGATCCTGCGACTACAGAGGATCCTGCTGCGAACGATCCGGCAGCAACGTGCACAGAGCAATCTACAACCGAAGAAAGCGAGTTTACTAATGGCGAAGAAGACCAAACAAGTTCAACCCAAACGAACGAACCAGACCCTGAACCGCAAATGGGACAGATGAGCGAACCAACCGCAAGTGTTAGTTCCACCACACTCACTGATGGTGAAAGATCTGAACTCGATTCTTTCCGAAGAGCAGCTAAAGAAGCAAAAGTAGCGGAATATAGAGAGGATATTAGCGAGGAAACGATTTCTCGCATCATGGCGTCCTTGGACAGCTACTCGATGGATGAACTCGAAGTTGAGTTGAACAAAGAATATAGAAAGGCGGTTAAAACCGCACAAGCGGAGTCTGCTAAAACTCCTACAATTTTTAGCGTGATTACAGCTGCGCCAGACTATCATGAGGATAGACCTGAAGACGTAGTAAATAAATATAAAAATTAAAGAGGTATAACAATGTTTACTAAATATCTCCCTACTTTCAAGTATATGGAAGTTAATGACCTTGTTGGTCTGAGAAGTGGACATATGCTGTCGCAGGTTCCCGCTGATGCGGCTATCACAAAGGTTAGCAAGGGCGACGCTAAGTTCATTGAAAACGGTCTGATTGTTGGTTTGAGCGCAACTGGAACGGTTGAGAACTTTGATAAGTCTAAGCACCCGGTTATGTTCGTTCACTTCACCGAGGAACTGAACACCGTGGTTGATGAACTGAAGTATTTTGCGCTTGAAGCTCCTGATGGCGAAAAGGCTTATCCGCGTTGCGTAGCTCTGTATGTGGGTGATACGTTTACTACCACTAACTATGATGGCACTCTGAACACTGCGAAGTATGCTAAAGTTGTGGCTGGTGTTCCTACTCTTCAGACTGCGGCTGATGACGATACCGCGTTCATCGCAACTCCCTCTGATATGCCTAATGGTGATGAGGCTGTTGAACTGACGTTCTATCGTATGCCTACTGCGACTGCTGCTGTTGGTCCGTAGTTTTAATAGGCAGCGAAGAACCAAACAACAACAAATAAAAAACAAGAGGTATAATTAAATGGCAACAAAAGTTGAACTTTTAACTGCGTTTAAGAGCGCGATTAAGCCGGATGTGGCTAAGTTCTCACAGGCTGATGCTAATAGCGCAGCTATTAATGCTATTCTGGAGACTTATAATCTGAAGGATGCTTCGACTCGTGAGATTCTTGCGAGACAGCCTGAAGTGTTCGCTATTGTCGAGCAGGCTATCGAGGAACTGCTTCCTGCGGCTATCACCGATATTATGGGTGGATATGCTGAAGTTCAGACCTTCGCTCGCGATGCTGAACCACTGTTCACGATTAAGAAAGTTGGTAAGGCACGTGCTCGTTTGAGTATCGTAGAAGGCGCTCGTGGTGGTATTTATCGCGCAAGACGTCTGGACAACAAGAACATGACTGTGCCGGTTAAGGTTATGACCGTTGGCACGTTTGTGACGCTTGAAGAGATTCTGCTTGGCACTCTGTCTCTGGCAGAACTGATGGATAATATCGCTCAAGGCTTTGTTGAGCAAATCTATATTAAGACTGTGGAAGCTATGAGAACAGCGAAGACTCTGGCTCCTGCGGCAAATATTAAGAGTGGTAATGGTGTAGTTGCGGCTGATCTGGATGCGCTGATTCGTATTGCGGCTGCTTATGGTGATCCTATTATCATGGGCTTCCGTTCTGCAGTTGCGAAGATTAACAACCAGACTGGCTGGACTGGTGTTACTCCTAATGTCGCTCAGGCAGATGTTGACGAAATTCGTAAGCAGGGCTTCGTTGGTCTGTTCCACGGAACTCCTGTGGTTGAACTGCCAAACTACCTGATTGATGAGACTAATAGCGGCTTCGTGTTCAAGGAAGGCGACCTGTTCATCCTGCCGACCGCTGCTAAGCCGGTCAAGATTGCTATGAAGGGCGACCTTCATATTGAAGAGACTGCTCATCCGTCTGGCTCGAGAGAGCAGAACGCTCACCGTCTGGTTGGTGTTGGTCTGATGCTGGCGAACAACGTCTGTGTTTATACCGATACTTCTATCACTGGCGGTAAGTATTAATTTAGCAACAACAAATAAAAATAGAGGGGCGGGCAACCGCCTCTCGGATTGGAGATTATAATGGCTGAAAAAGCAGTTCAAAATTTTTATGATATTGTAAAGGTATGTCGTGGAGGTCTTTCATTGGATCTGCCTGCTTACGATTCGAGTGTTCAAAACCGCTTAGTGCGATTTGAGCCTAAAACGGAAAGGATGCGGGTTGCGCGTGTCTTTGCTCTTGGGATTTTTGTAGACCCCGTTTTGGAGCAGATGTATAAAGAAGGATATTTTAGAGTCGAACCAGAGAAAGTGTTTGAAACTGATGTGGAAAATGTTTTCTATCCAATCGAAGATAAAATTCCTACACACTCCGATGAAGAGCTGATGACTTATCTTACAAAGGGCAATAGACAAAAAATCCGTGAAATTATGGAAGAAAGTCCAGTTGCGCGTGAAGCGATTATTACTCTTGCGAGTGAAAATATAGATTCTCTTTCTCAATCTATGATTAAAGACCTTGAAAAAATGCTTCAGGTAGAGTTAATCGTTGATGAAGAGTAGTTATTGAAACGAAACGATCTATAAATTTTTCCTTAATTCATTAAGTAGTTGCACCTATGTTTCTTATACGGACAAAGAACTTCAAGATGAACTTGATGTGTTAGCTATGCGAGCTATTGCTCGTTTCAAATTTCCGCAAGTTCCGTTGACCTACGATTATGACCCTCAACTTATTGAAGGTGAGGAAGTAGAAAAAGGCTATTATTTCACAAATAACGGTGTTGGACCGCGTGAATGGGATGTAATAGTTGCTTGAATGAAAGTTCTTTGGGTTGAGTATCAGTTGTCTAAGGAGCGCAACTATGAAAATCTTTACGCTGATAAGGATGTTAAGGCTTTTTCAAGTGGTAATTTAATCTCCAGTATTGAAAAATCTTTTACTACTATTATGGACGCGGCTCGAAAAATAGAAGAAAACTACTATCGAGTAGCGGTTGACGGTTCTCCGTCTATTGGGGAAGTTAATGTATAATAGTTTTCGTCGGCGAATGAAAGTAGAAGATTGTTGCCGAATTAAGCATGAAGCAGGTTTTATTGTGGACGGCACTTCGGCAACAACTATTTATCATGTAAGATTAAATGAAGATAGGGAAGCTGGGTTAGTGATCAAAGAGAAAGAGGGTCCTGACCAAGTTGTTGTTTTCACTTACAAGAATGAAGATGATAAACTTAGGGATTTACAAAAAGGCGATTATTTCTTCTGAAATAAAGCTATTTATTTTCCCTTTGAAGATATAAAGTTGGTGCGGCAAGCCAACTATAAAAAACAGTGAGCCTATGAGTGTAATGTTAGTGTTCAGCGCGAAACTAATGAAGCAGAAGATGTATTAGTAGAAGAACCCGTAATTGGTATCGTTGATGACTTCGGGCGTCTCATTGATGTCAGTGATGGGAGTGCTACAAAATCATTAGTTCCTAAAGCGCATCACTCATTATATTTGAACAACTATGGTGATTATAGTTATTTGGATGTATCTAATCAGCAAGTTAAAGAAAATTTGATGAACGACGCAGATAAAAATGATTTATATTTTGGTTATTTTATTTCATCGTTGTCTAAATACATTGACCAAGAGTTCTCTAAGAACTTATTACTTACTAACGCGGAAAAACCAATACTCATCCTTCCAAATTTTGCGTGGGTAAGAGAAGGTGTGCGGATTTTGGCTGGTGGGAAACCGTGAAAAATAATTAATATAGATAATATTACAAATCCAAATATTTGTTATTGTTCATTAGATTTTGACTTTGTTGATAAACAACCAAATGTAGAAGAAGTTGCGGTCAAAGACGCTATGAGCGGCAATGATTCTGTAATTAACGGAGAAGATTCCGAAGAAGAACGTGTGCTCAAAGCTTCAGAGAAAATTATTATGCGGACAACTGATGCTTATTTTGTAGCTTCAGAACCCGTAAATATAGTATCGAAAACCGCTTCTTTGATTACTTTTATGATTCCTTATGGTATTAAAGAAATTACAATTACCACAAAAAATAAAAATAATGAAGAAGTAATAGAAAGGTATAAGGTGATATAATGTTGGAAAATATTCAAGAAACCTTATTTCAAATAAGAGATACGCTCATTAACGACGAAGAGTTGCGCAAATTAGTTTACAACGACAGTAATAATGCTCTTGAGTTAGATGCTCCTTCCAAAGAGGAAGTAAGTGATTATTTCTCTCTCGCACCTATCTTTGAGTTTAATACTGAAGCTGGATATGACCACAGTTGCGGGATTTCGCTTGTTCTTACTGAACTTGACGAGGACGAAGATATTGAAGAAGTTAGTACCACACTTGTTGTGAATGTAATAGTTAACAACGCAAAGTGGTTGCTTACAAATAAAAAGGTTCGTCCGCTTGCTATTATTGATCGTATTACTTCACTTCTTCTTAATAAGAAATTTTCTGTTGCTGTTCCGTTAGAGTTTCGCGGCGCAAGCAACTTAATCTTAACCAAACAAATTAGCGGATACGCCCTTACGTTTGGCGTTTTGGACGGTTCTGCTGAAATTGAAAATTTTTAACAAGAGGTATAATTAAATGGCAACATTTGAGCAGTTAATGAACGGTTTCGGTGTTGTGACCGTTATGAACGCTTGTATCTATGAGCTTGCTCCTGATAAGCGTTATGCAGGTCGCTCTGCTTGCCAGCACAACAGCGCGCAAGGTGGTGCTCTTCTGCCGTCTGACTGGCTGTGCACTGGTGAGTATCTGGATACTTTAAAGATTGCTAACCTTAATCAAGAAGGTCCGACCAAGACGGTGACTGGTGGTCAGTATGCTAACCCGCTGATTAAATATGGTAAGACCTGCACCGCTGAAATGCAGGATGCTCTGGGTCGTGCTTCTACGATGGTGCGTTTCTTCGGTGCTGATTATTGCACAAAGGTTAAGTATGAACAGGGTAAGTCTTATTCTCGTGATTATTATGGCGATGGTGAGACTACGGACTTTATTATGTTTGTTGGAGCAGCTGATGCTTCGATGGCTACTAAATCTGACTGGGCAGCTAAGGATCTTGATGCTGCCGCGACTGTTGATGCTGTAGCTTACGATGCTGATACTAAGGGTATTAAGATTACTTTAAGTGCGGCTCCTGCTGCTGGTGATCGTTTTGCTCTGATTTATACTCCTTCTGCGAACAAAGAAGTTGGTTGCGGACGTCTGTCTATCACTGACAAGTTCCCCGGCGCGTTTGCTATTGAAGGAGACAGCTTCTTCATCGATCAGAAGACCGGCGACAAGGTTGACGTTCATATCTTCATCCCGCAGTTCCTGCCGGATGCTATCTTCAACTTCTCTCAGGATGCTGAAGGAGATGCGACCGTCTTTGACCTGAACGGAACTCTGTGTATGACTAAGGTTGCTGATGCTAACGGTCTTGAGCCGCGTGATATTTTCTATGAAATCCGTGACACGAGATACTTCGAAGGCGTTGGTAAAACCGCAGATCACGTCTAATATAGATTACCGAAATTTACGGCTCGGCAGAAAATCTGCCGGGTCGTTTTTTATGCGACTCATACGTTTGACAAAATTCCAAATTTGTGATATAATATAATTATAAAGAGAATGGAGGAAAAGTATCTATGGAACTTTATGAATATGGTGGGCAGTGTTCTGTATTGCTTACTGTAAAATCTCCTCGTGTTATCGGAAACCGCAAATACGCGGAGAATGAGCCTTATACGTTATTGAAAGATGTTAATGTGGTTTTGGCTTATGAAGATACAACTACGGAGCAAAGCGCGGAAAAACCGCTTCTTGCTACAAGATTTGGGCGACCTTCTCAAATTGGAGTTGGTAAACTTCCTTTTACACAGAAGATATGGGACTTAATGTTCACGAAGCAACAAGCAGAATTACAAAGAACCTATTATGAAGGTAGAAAAGTTGACCAAGACTCAATTTTTTATACTGAACACGATATGGTTGATGGAGTAATTTTTGTTTATGATGAAAGTTTTCAACCGCTTAATTTTGTAAAAGTTGATGAAAGTAGATTAAAGGTTGAGGCAGAACCGCAAACTTTGGTTTATGTGTTTTATCAAGGATTAATTAAAAAAGCGGTTTATGGCTTTGAAGTGCCGCACTTCGGTTATTTTGATTTACAGATTACGGCTCTTGGCAACAAAGATAAGCGCACTTCAACCGCGTTTTTACACTTCCCCGCAGTTTCACTTATTTCTGTTCCGACAGTTGAGTTATCAAATGGCGGAAGTATTGCTAATTCAAATTTGGTTTTTGATGTAATTTATAAAGGACAAGAGGAGCCTATTATCGCTCTTTAAGGGGTGCTATGGCTAAGAATAGACAAACTTTACAAATACACAAGAATACTGGGAGACTCCAAAAGCGGGAAAAAGCTTTATCAAAACGTCCGTTGTATAGAGCTTCCACAAATAAAAACGTCCAGCGCTATAATAATGTGTTAGATGATATAGCTCATAATTATCCGGTTTTTTATAATCAAAGTAATATTTACCTTCATAGTCATCTTAATTGATTTGAGGAAGGTGCCGCTTTGGTTAATCAACAGATAGTTAATATGAGTGATCAAATTATTGAAGAGTTCAAGAAAGATACTGCGGCTTTAGTGGCTATTACACAAGCTAATAAAGCTGCGTTCTTTGCGCAAACAAAAGATTTTGGTATTACAGATGATAAGAGTTTTGCTGCTTGATATAAAGGAGCGCAAGCTGAAAAGTTATCTTTGGTCAGTTCTTTTAATGAAAGATTAAAATTGCTTCCAACAGGAAAAAAGAATATTGATCAGCTTAATGAACTTTTAGAGTTGATGACAGATATTTATAAGCAAATCCGATTACGTGAAGGAAGCAACGGTTTTACTTTAGAGTATATAACTAATTTAAAAGAGAAAATTGACCGTTATAAACAAATTATTAAAAAGAATCGTTCACTTTTTGGAACGGGTTCAACAGAATTAAAATTTACAGAAGGTATTGAAGGATTTTCTGTCAGTTCTCTTCAAAATAACTATTTGCCGCGACTGGTAGAAGTTATGATGTCAGAAGTATTTAACGATGGTATTTTTAACTTAACTGGAGAACTTGTATCTGGTAATACTCAAAAAGGAACGTCTGCTGATTTGAAGGTTGGTGAAGGTTATTTCTCTATTAAGACAAATAAACCACGTCAAACTAAGAGTAAAATACTCGAGACTTTTAATAATTGAAATGATTCACTTAATCAACCAGTATCTGTAAATATTAATGGAACGCAACAGGACGTAGTTATTAATCATGTTCATGATTTATTGGTTCAAAAAGATTTTTATAAGATGAGTGAGTATCTTATTTATAACTACGTTTATCTTGGAGCGTCTGGTAGTGGTTTACTTGATAGTGCTTTTGAACTTTTGGCACTTTCTTCTTTGTATGAAAAAATGTTCGGTTATAACAAATCTAAACAAGATCAAACACTGGAGCAACTTGTTAAAGAAATGCCGATTGCTACTTTGGATGCTTCTGGAAATGTTTACTTTATGGATAAAATGATTGTGCGGATTCAACGCGATATTGTTGGAAAGCTTGGTTCTTTATCAAATATTAATAGTTATATGAAATATGACTTAGAGTCAAGTTATAATCCTCAAGGAAATGTTGGTCGCAAACAAACAACTCCTTTGTGAACTCATAAAAGAGCTATGATGAAGAAATTAAAAAGACGTAAAGAACCTATTACTTATAAATCTTTGAAGAGTATGATTGATAGTGATATTTCTTCTGTTTTGGCTGGTCTTGAAAAAGCTATTAAATTAACTATCGCTTATAATTTTGGAAAGGCGGTGAAAGATAATTAAAATACAAAATAATGCTTCAGAGCTTCATTTTATGTATAATCAACCTATTGATTATACTATAATCGATGATGAAAATAATATATTTGAGTTTTCTATCAAATTAACTACGTATTATGATTGCTGCTTCAACCGCGCAATTCAAACACTTCTTAGTATACTTAAAAAACCCGTAAGTTCCTTTGCGGAAAAAGATGATAAGTTTTCATTCTGTGATACAATTTGGGATGTAGTAAAGATGTATATCTACTTCATGGGAGATGCTTATATTCTATATTCCAAGAGTCTTCAGGAAGCGCTTCAGCAGCTTATTCCAGAAGTCGATTTTTCCGCCACTCCAACAGTTGCAGGTTGTGTTATTACAGATGAACTTTTTCAATCATTTGTAGATATTTGGTTTGTTTCAGCGGGGATGAAGAAACTTTCTGAACTTGATCAATATCTTACTCCAGAAATGCGGAAAGCGCAAGAGAAAATACGTAGACTGCGGCAACAAGATACTCCACAGCAAAAAGGCGACAATATGAAAACGTATTTGATACTTACCTATGAGTTTGGTTACACACAAGAACAAGTTCTTGGGATGACAATGTATCAAATTAATAATATCTTACAATATCTTGGGAAGTCAATCCAATATAAAGTCTCTCTCATAGGGGCTGGAAACGGCTTATCCAAAAAAGTAAAATTTTTAACGGAGAAAGGAAAATAAATATGAACAATGAACAACTTTTAGCAGAGTTTAGGCGGATTTCAACACTTCCTAATGTTTTAGAGAAACAACTTGCACTTAAAGAGTTTAAGAAAGAGTATCGTAAAAGTGATTATTTTCGCGCAACTCATATGCGGTTAAAGAAAGCTTTTGCTCTTTATGAACTTGATCGTATTCCCGCGTTCTTGAACCAAGCTCATATTTTACTGGATAGCGACTATTTGGCTACCAAGATTAATGAAGTGCTTGAGGGTGTAGATCTTAGTCTCGCGGTAAATAAACTGTTGACACTTCTGAACTATGACAAACTTCAGGAAATCATGAATGAGTTTACTGCTAATGATAATATTGACCTTAATGAAATGTTAAAGGAGTTGAAAACCGCGCAAGCAAATCTTGAAGCTTTGAGGTAATTAGCCGATGGATGAAAAGATTTTACGGTATAAAACCGTATGAACCAATTATAATGAAGCAGTAGAGCAAATCAAATCACTTGTATCAAGTAAAAATCTTGATATGAGTAAAGGATTTGAACAAGATCTACAAAAGGCTTCTTTGGTGTTAAAGGATGCTTTTGAGCGTATTGAAAAAGCAAGTGAAGGAACTGTGCTTGATGAAAATACCTCAAAAGCACTTTATTCGCAGTTAAATGGACTGGGTAAGTTAGTTAAAAATATTGCTATTCAGTTCGGAACTATGCGGTTGCCAGAAGACTTGTCTAAGCAAGTTAATGAACTTCAGCAAAAGATTTCAGAAGTTCAGTCCAAGATTACTAATGCTACTAATAAGTTGATGTCGGCAAGAACTTGGACAGCTAAGAACCAAACTACTGGAGAAATGATGCTTAGTAAAAAAGCAAGAGCGTCAATTTTCCGTAGCAATATTATGCCCGGCGAAACTAAACCCGGTCAGATTCATATTGATGGTCAGCTTTTTACAAGTTATAAAGCACTTACTGATGCGGCAACAAATGGAACACAAGAACTTAAAGATAAGGTTTCCGAAGTATTCACTTATATTTCAACACTTAAAAATCCGCAAGGTGTTCCTTATTTAAATACTTATCTTGAAGATATTCAAAAACTTAAAAAAGAGATTGATGATCTTCAAAAAGAGTTAAAACAACTTAATGAGCAAAGTGAAAAGGCAACTACTTCTAAAGGTTCAGAGTTTGTTGACGTTAATGAAGTTCTTGGAAAAGTTAATTCTGGTATTGATAATTTAACCAACTCCGAGAAGGAAGCAGAAACTCAAACCGAGCAACTTGATGAAGCAGAGAAGAAAAGCACTCAAACACTTGATAAAAAACAAAAAACTCTTATGGGAACTGCGGCAAAAACAGTTCTTTACCACAACGCAGTTAATATGTTGAAGCGGATGTTGCGCACAACAATTAATGTTGTCCAAGATTTGGATAAAGCATTTACAGATATGGCTGTGGTGACAACTATGAGCCGCGAGCAAACTTGAGGTTTGCTTGAAAATTTTCAAGAGTTAGCGCAAGCAACTGGTAAAACAACAACTGAAATTGCTAATATGGCAACGATGTTTTATCAGCAAGGTAAAAATACAACAGATGTTCTTAAATTAACTGAAGCAGCAGCAAAAGCAGCTACAATTGCTGGTATTGATGGTTCACGGTCTATTGACCTTTTAACGAACGCTTTGAACGGCTTCCAAATGAGCGCCAATGATGCTATGGAAGTAAGTGATAAGTTTGCAGCACTTGCGGCTTCTGCGGCTACTGACTATGAAGAACTTGCTGTGGCTCTTAGTAAAGTTGCGTCTCAGGCTAATATGGCTGGGATGAGTATGGACTTTACTTTGGGTATGTTGACCAAAGGTTTGGAAGTAACACGTGAAGCCCCGGAGACTATTGGTACTGCGCTTAAAACCGTTATTGCTCGTATGCGTGAGTTGAGTGATTACGGAAAAACGCTTGAAGATGATACTGATATTAACCAAGTTGACTCTGCGTTGAAAAATGTTGGAGTTAGTCTGCGAGATACCAAAGGCGAGTTCCGTGATTTGGATGATGTACTGACAGACCTTGGTAAAAAGTGGGACACGTTAAATAAGAACCAGCAAGCTAACGTTGCTGTGGCTTTAGCTGGTACGCGTCAGCAGTCCAGACTTATTGCTATGATGCAAGACTTTGACCGCACTTTGGAACTTGTAGATACTTCCGCAAGTTCTCATGGCGCAACTCTTGCTCAACAAGCAAAGTATATGGACGGGATGGCTGCGAAGATTACCTTACTTAAAAATGCTTATGAAGGTTTTGTTCAAAGTCTTACAAATAATAAATTAATTATTAGTGGTATTGAAACTATTACAAAGTTTCTTGAATTTGCTGCTGATATTAGTGGAGTTTTAGTTCCGGTTGCTATTGCTTTGGTTGGTTATGGAGCAATTCAGTTGGTTCAAAAACAAAAGATAAAGCAACTTGAGTTTGAGATAACAAAATACGAAACTCAACAGAAACTTATTGAAGCCGAAGCAGCTCTTCAGTCTAAGAAAACTGCGCTTGAAGAAAATGAATTAAAAGAGCATAAAGAAGCTTTAAATAAAGTAGCTGTTGCTCAAGAAGAAAAGAAAGTCGCTTTGCAGGATGAACAAGTTAAACTTGGCAAAGTTCAAAACTTACAAGCTCAACAACTTGCTGCTATACAGAATGGTAATGAACGTAGAGCAGAAAATCTTGAAGCACAAATTTATGCTGCGCAGTTAGAGTATGAAACTGCTAAAGCTACAACTAAGCAGAAGGAAGAAGCTTTAATTATTGCTCAACAAGAAGAAAAGGCTTCAAAGGCAAAGCTTGATAATGCTACAAATGAGTTGCGGCAGCAAGAACTTTTAACGCGACAACTTCAAGTTCAGATGCAGTCTTATATGCTCAATATTAGAAATATTGGTTCTTTTATTTCTACTTTAAGCAAACTTGGACAAAGTGGTGGTTGGGCTGCGATTGGTAAAACGATAGGCGGTGTTGTAAAAAGTTTAGGCAAACTTCTTGTTCAAGCTGCTCCAGTTATTATTGCTATTGGTGGTTTAGTATTGGCAGTAAAAGGAATTGAAAAACTTATAAAAGTTTTTGATAATCTTCATAATCCTTTGAAAAAGGTAAATGAAGAACTTGAGCAACTTCAAGTTAATCTTTATAATGTATCACAAAAGAAAACAACAATTTCTGGTCTTGCTGATGACTTTGAAGATTTAGCAAATAAAATTTCTCTTACAAATGAAGAAGCAGAGAAACTTGAAGAAATTGTAAACTCTGTAAATGATACTGCTGGATTTAAAATTATTACTGCTTCTGATATGCAAGGTCAACTTAAACAAATTAAAGCTTATGAAACTTCATTAGCGCTTGAACAGCAAAGTCTCATTAATGAACAGAATGAAACTATAGGAAAAGCCTATAAAGACTTAAGTAAAAGTTCTACTATTGGTAAAACAACCGGCACTGGTGCCATGATTGGTGGTGGTGTTGGTATTGCTGGTGGAGCTGCAACTGGTGCCGCTATTGGTGCTGCTTGGGGTTCTATTATGCCCGGTATTGGTAATGCTATTGGTGCTGCTGTTGGTGCTCTTATTGGTGGTATTGCTGTTGGAGCTGCTGGAGGGGCAGCTGGTGCTGGTATTGGCGCCGGTGTTGGTGCTCTTCAAGATACAGAAACAGCACAACAAAAATATGCCAGAGAGTTTGCTAATTCCGCGACAGGTAAAGAAGCGCTTAACTCTATTGGTAAACAACAAATTGAAGGACTTATAAAAGCTGGACAAGATACTCAAACTGCAGTTCTTCAGATGTTCCGTGATCAGTTTGGTAATTTGCTTACTGAGGATGGAGTTGATGTTGATAAGTTTACCAAGGATATGGGTATTAATTCCGACTTTATTGCTAAGTTAGATAAAGTTCTCGGAGAGGAATCAACACTTGTTGAGAAGTGGCAGTATATTAATGAGCTTCAAGATAAAGGATTTGATAAAGACCTTCTTAACAGTTTGAAAGCTGCTAATGTTGAATTAGCTGTAATGAGTAAAGTAAGTAAACAAACTGCTGAATATATGTCTAATGTTGAAGGTTCATCTGATCTTATCTCCGAAATGTGGCAAAAGGCTTCTAAGTTGCTTTCATTAGCAGGAAAGTCTTCTGATGAAATTTCTACTTTGCTATCTGGCGCTCTTAATAAAGCAGCGCAAGATCCTAAAAATTTTAAGAAGATACTCGTTGAAGAAATGAGTAAGATTTATACTAATGAAGCTGTAATTAAGATGTCTCCTGGAGAGGTTGCGGCACTTGAAAAGCAAGTTAAAGAAGCCTATGATAAAGTTCAAAAAGCTATTGAAGAGCGTAGCAAGATAAAAGATACAAACTCTGACGAGTATAAAGATAAAACAAAAGAAATCACTGAACTTTCTGGGGCGTATAATGAACTTAATGAAAAGCTTGATGGGTATAAAAATAACACTGAAAATATTACTGATGCTACAAACGATCTTTATTCTATCTTTGATGGTCAAGCGTTGTCTGATTGGGGAGATGCTATTGATAAGTTAAGCAGTAAGATTGAACGTCTTACTAAAATTACAGATATTTCAGCACTTAGTGGCGCTGACTTAGTTCAGTTAATACGTGATTATCCAGAGTTAACTGACAAGATTATGTCTGGTAATATTAATCTCTCTGATTTGGTTGGGATGATTCGAAGCGGAACAAAAACTATTATCGAAAAAGCACAAACGTCTTACAAGGATGCGCAAGATGCTATTGACACTGCGGCTATTACTGGCAAGATAACCGATAAGCAGAAAGCCTTTATGCTTTCTAAAGATGCTGTTCAGTTCTTTAATCAAAGTGATAAAACTGAAAGAGAACTTATGAGCGAACTTGGTTTGGATTATCTTAATGAAGAAGATGTTAAGCAATTTAATCTTATGAGAAACCTTGTAAACAGCTTAAATAATGCTGAAATTACTGTTTCTCAAACGTTGGCGCGACTTGGAACAGAAGAAACTGCTATTGAAAAATTATTTGGCGAGTCAGTCATTGGTTTAAGCGCAAGGTATGATGCTGTAGCAGATAATATTGATAAAATTAAAAATGCTATGACACTTCTTGATGAAGAGTCAGATGAGTATTTAGAGCGTCAGAAACAACTTATTGAAGGTTATGGTGATGAAGTTTCTTTGACGATGGATAAAATCAAAGAAGCGGAAGAAGCTGCTTTAAAGAAGGTTGATACTCCTGAAATTTGAGATTATGTGAAGCGTGGTGAACAAGGTTATGAGATTGACTATGAGAAGTTAAAAACTGCTTCGCAAAAAGTTAAAGATGATGTTTATTCCGCTTTTGCTAATACCGATGATACTAAAGGTGTTCTTACTACTTTAAATGAAACGCTTAAAGAGTATTACTCTGATTTGACTGCTGCGGCTAAAAATGCTGCTGATGTTTATGTTTCGATTCTTAAAACAGAAACCGAAAAAATCAATGAAGAACTTGAAAAGCGGAAAACCGCTTATGAGGATTACTTCGATGCGATTGATGATTTGGAAGATGAACAAGATACAGCACGTGATCGCGAGTCGATTATCAAACAACTTCAAGCGCTTAGTGGTGGTGCTGATGCGGCTTCCAAGAACAAAATTAAGGAGTTGCGGCAAGAACTTAATGATCTAAACAAGGAAGCACTTCAAACCGAACGAGAAAAGTTAAGAGATGCAGCGATTGAAGAAATAGATAAACAAATTGACAAAAATACACAGAGTATTGATGAAACAACTCAAAAACTGTATAAGTTGATGTATGGTCAAATAATGAGTGGTAAAAAAACACCTGATAATTGGTTTGAGTGGCTTCAAGAAAATGCTCCGCAGTATAAGAGTGGTGGTATGGTTAGTTCTACTGGGCTTGCTATGCTTCATGGTTCTAAGCAAAATCCTGAAGCAGTGTTAAGTGCAGAGCAAACTTCACTTATTCAGAACTTCTTATCAGCACTTCAAGCATCTCAAACAGTTTCAACTAAGGGTGGTTATAGTTTAGATGGAACTTCATCAAATGTTGTTATTGAAAACCTTGAGATTCGACCTAATCAACTTAACAATAATCAAGATTGGCAAGAAGCTGCTGGCTTATTTGCAGAAACGTTTAATAATATAATTCGGCGTGGGGGATTAAATGTAAATGTCAAGAAATAATTTAAATAGCGGAAAAGAGCTTTACGAAGGATACTACTTCGAGGATGAGTTTCTTTATTTTACCTTCAACGACCGCTATTCTAAAATTTATAATTTGTTCATTGTAAATAGCGGTGATGATTTACAATTAACCTCTGATACTGGTGCTTCATCCAGTTATGAGTCGCCGCTTCTTGGTAATATGTCTTATTATCAAGGAACTTCAAATAATCAACGCACTTTTTCCTATACACTTGCGGCGGGAGGTTTAACCCTCCCGCGGTATAGGGAGTTAATGCTTTGGTTGGCTCCGGGTCAAAAAGGTTTTTTCCGTAAAGATTGCGATGGATATTGGGGTCATGAAGTTGTAGTTGATAGTATTGGGGCAGTTAAGCGTTATGGAAATCCAGATGAGTTTAATGTAGAGTTTACGATAAACTTTAAGACTATCGGTATTCCTTATGCTCGACCTGATACTGATTTTGTGTCTGCACGTTCATTGGTCGTCGAAAATGAGTTTTATCAAAATGGACGGGACTTATTTATTAATAAAGCTGGTTTTACGAGAGAAGTTGGAGATAACGGTTTAATTTTATATATATTACCAACTATGGATGTTTCTTGAGGTTCTGAAGCAGAGACTATTTTTAATGAGTATGGTATTCCAGAAATTATTCCGAGAGCGCTTAATACTGGATCAATAAGATTCATTTTACCGCAAGTTAATAACAAATTTAGTTTTATAGATTTATCTTTTAATCGCAGAACTGAAGATAGTTTTAATATTTTGGTAAAAGCAAATAATACTGAAATTCTTAGTATTAAATTAAATAGTGTTGATGAAAAAGATGTAGAAAAGCGCTGGATGTATTATGGAGATAGTGGTTTACTGTTGGATGAAGATGGTTTTTTGGATGAGGATGATGCGGTTGTAAGTATAAACGAGATAAATGGTATTTTTCCGCTTCTCTGTAATAGTCCAGAAGAAGTAAATGATTTCAGTCTTACCCAAGATACTAATTTTATTTATATTAAGATAAATGATGAAGTATTGTTTAATAATCTTAATAATAAGTATGGAGAAGGTAATTCTTTTGTGGTTATTAGCAATAAATATTACGATGGAGTAAATTATAATAATGTAGTTGATTCTAAAGGATATTATGCTAATGCTCATTATGATTTTTCTTATGCGTTAAATGAAGGAACTACTTTCTTTAAAGAAAGTGATCAAACTATTGTTATCCCAAAAACGGCAGATTTTTCTGACTGTCAACCTAAAGTATATTTGGGTTTATATAATACTATTGACGTAGATAGCAAGGACTCTGTGGATGGTATTTTTATTCACAAGTATAATAATATTTAAGGAGGCTAAAATGGCAAATAGAACAACTTTTTTAAGATTGGAGAAACCTAATTTGATGTCTACAAATTGAGGGGCTTCTTTAAATAATAACTTTGATAGAATTGATAAAAACGCCGAAAGTGTTAATAATAATTTGCGACAAATCAGAAACACGATGGGTGAAAATAATATCATAGGAACGGATGAAAACTATCCTTATATTAGTATTAGTGTCAAAGAGGGTATTTATACTTTAACCCTTCAAGAGACAGCAACAGGTGGCAAAACTAATGTTGTTTATAGATTTTTAAATGGTAAAGAAGAAATAAATAATCTTGGAGATATAGGAGACTATACCGGTTTCTATATCGCTGAAGACTATGATGTACCGAGTCAAGTTGCAGAAGATGTTCATCAAGTTTTTAAACAGAAATGGAGCGTAGGAGAAATTGCTACAAAATATACTGGATGGAATTCAAATAATCTTATTTCAGAGCCACTTTTTGTTAAATATAAGCAAGCACTTGGTGGTTGGTATGTACCTATTAATGTTGGTGGTAGTTCTTCTAAACTTACAAATAAAATTACTTGAGAAAAACAATTTGCGGAAAATGCTCCTAAAACCGCAGAAACACCTATTCCGATTAGAGCACTTAATACAACAACTTTTGTTTATTTACTTACTGGTATTCAAGATGAAACAACTATACCAGTTGATGGTGATTATGATACTTTTATCTCAACTTATATAAAAAATGATGATGATTTAAGAAATGCTCATTTCGATTTTTGTTCTACTGATGGTACAAATAAGCAAATTTATGTTGATTTCTCTGTAAAATCTTCTACAGAAGATGGACGATATTCTGTTATTATTACTTTTTATCCAAAAGGAACAGTTTCTGAACCAGATTTTTATTTTCGTATTACGGTTGGTGTTCCAGATCCTAACAGTAATTAAGGAGGTAAAGTATGAAGAAATTTAAACTTTATCTTATTGGGAGGCACAATCTGTGCCTCTCATCCTTCGATATAGATAATACAACGCCGCAAAATGGATATGGCACTTATAATGAATCTTTATCTCAAAGTGAAAATGATCAGTATCAGTTAACTTTTTCGATGGCGCAGTATGTAGGATTTCAACAAAATTACAACTACTATCTTGATCTCTTGCCTATTGGAGCGCAACTTCGATTAGTAAGAGATGATAGCTCTTGGATAAATTTTATTATTACTGAACGCAGCCCGCAGTTTTTAAGTGGTAATCTTATTTATGCTTTTACTGCACAAGACGAAGTTTCTTTTTTGTGGACTAAGCGTGGTATTGGATATAGTTATTCTTCTTTTGATGAAGATGGTGGAACACTTCATACGATAGATTTTTACGGTAATCGAATTTTGCGTGATAATGGTTTGTCTGGTTGGCACTGTGTTTCTAAGTTAAGTGCTATAACTGGTAAACCTATTAGTTTTGAAATCGAAAGTTCTAATGTTTATAATGCGCTTATTGAGTTAGCAAATACTGTTAATGCTAAAATTAAGATTAATTATTATACTCATATCATTTCTTTTTATGATAAACAAAGTAAGCGGTTTTCTGGTTATAGGCTTTATCCAGAAAAGAACCTTAAATCGCTTAGTATGACAAATTCTGGAAATGAGTTAACAACAGTACTCAAATGTAGTGGTGGTGAAGATGAGTATGGTGCTGCTATAAGTATTGTTCCCGCTATTCCGGATTGCGTGATGAACTGATTAAATAAGTATCGTAATCAAAGCTGTAAAATTGGTTCTCTTACTGTTTCAAATAGTTTATTTGTTTCAGAAAGATTAATTCTTAGTGAAGCAAGTGATATTGGTAATTGAGAAAATGCGGATAGTTTTAAAGATGATTGGTATATACTTATTCGAGATTATATTTCAAATCACGAAGAAGAAGGATTATTTACGACAGAAGAAAGAACAAAAGAGCGAGAGCAAGAAATTAAAGAGTTAAATAATTTTACCGCAGTTGCTACAGAAGTTCCTTATTTGAGTCAGTATTTGGTTGATTTTTCGTATTTTAGGAACACTAATCAACTTACAGAGAGTGAGTTGGAAGATATTAAGAAAATTTTTAATGTTGAAATGCGAAAAAATAATATTGACTATAAAAATACTACTTCTCTTTATTATAGAACCGAGTATCAAATTTTATCTATTATGGAAGAAATTTGAGCAGTTGGAGAGCAGTATGAAGCTTTGTGGATGGAGTATAATAGTGATTATAAAAATAAAAACTTAAATGACTATAGTATTCAAGCAAATGAATTAAAAAAGAAGATGGAAGATATTTTTCTTCGTAATGACAAAGAGCTTATTAGGCTTTGTAATGTTATGTATGGAAATTTAAAAGATTTTGAATTTTTAAATAAATATTATAAAGCAGCTAAAGAGAATACAAATTTAGCTCTTCAAACGCAAGAAAAAATGAAAAAATTACAGAAAAAGATACAAGACTTAAAAGATAAAGGAATAGAAGAAACAAGTTATGAAATAATGACATTAAAGAGTGAATACGCTCTGATAAAAAAACAATTTGCTACTTATTTGACTTTATCTCTTTCTTGAAGTCCAAATAAAGATCTTGATGAAAATTATACTTTTAGTGATTTTAGAGTAAGCGGATTAAATGATCTCATTTATAATACGTTTAAAGAAGTTTTAAGAAAAACTACCAATATAGTTTCATATGATAAAGGTTTGGAACAAAAGCTTGCCGAATTTAAAGCTATCGATGATACACTTTGGACAGAGCTTTTAAATAAATACGGTAATTATTTTTATGAAAACTCATACGAGAACGCTGATGAACTTGACTCTGTAAGTTTATATAACCAAGCAGTTTCATACTTCTATGATATTAATAAACCAACAGCAAACTATAACCTTCAGGTTCTTGATCTTAGTGCTCTTGATCTTGTTGGTATGCCAGATCTTGATGTTGGTAATACAATTCAAGTTTGTGATAAGCGACTTCATTCTCCCGCAGATTATACACTTATTAACGATAATCTTATTATTACGGGGTTGAAATTTGATTTGCGTAAACCATCATCTGTATCTGTTGACGTTGAACATTATGTTCCTTATCAGCGTATTTTATCTAAACTTATTAAAACTGTATCAACCAAATAAACAAAAAGAAGAGGTAGACAAAATCTACCTCTTTTATCTTTTTTAGAATAAGCGTTTTGTTGTTTTATATTGTAAGCAATCAACCGCATATTTTCCAAGAAGAATAGCTTCTGAAACATCATCATTTGTAGAGATATTATACATTTCTTTGACCTTTGCTATCGACTGGAATTTTTGAGTCATACGATCTTTAGCATTAATCATAAAGTGCGCTCTTCAAACTTTACTAAGCACGATTTCAAATTTAATCCCCGCTTTATGAATAGAACAAAGTGTTGAACCCAGCAGCATAGCAAGAGTTTTAAAAATCCCAATATTATTTTGATACTGTATATCTTCTACAACAATAAAGTCTGGTTGTCATTTCTTAATAATCACTTCTTCCAAGAAATCGCGGTTTTTCTCAATACGACTCATAGTATCTCCTTCCAAATGAAGAGGACGATAGTAAACTAACTTACCATCATCAAAAACTGCCAATCCTAAATTACAAGTTGCGTTGTCAATAGCTACAACTCTAAAACCGCTTTTCTCTGGTATAATAGAGCTACTTGCCATAAGATCTAAACTTTCTTGACCTGCGCACTGTGGACATTTAAAATTTTGATTTCTTATAGTTTTAAGTGGTGCTTCAATCGCGTGTCCTTTATCGCACTTACATTTTAGCACAGTATTTAAATTCTCATAATCATCAATATTTTCACACGTCAAATGCTTTTCTTCAAGTATTTTATCTATCTCGTTCCTTGTGAGTTTGCTCATAATAATCTGTGATAGAGATAATAGCCTCCATCAGTTCCCCCGTATAACAATTACCGCGACTAAGCAATTCAATACAACTATCATAAGCATCATCAAGGCTATCTAAGCTAAGATTTCCGATATGCTTTGCCGCTTCTTTAATTTCTTGTTTGTTCATATTAGAACCCCAAACTTTCTCTGCTGACCTTTTCAGAGGTCATAGCTTCATAAATTTTTATTAAAGCACCAACATCTTCAATAGCAGAGTGAGCTTCATAGTCAATGCCATAATACTCGGCAAGAGTTGGTTGGCGCAAATTACTTGTTCCAACAATTTTACCATCTTTTTTATATTGTTTTGCTAACTGGTAAGTATCAATAATCTGTTTTCCAGCAATTACTTCTTCCCAAGGCAGATTATATACCTCTCCTTTAGTTTTCATAAACTGATTATCAAAAGCTTTACAGTTGTGCCCACAAATAGCGTCCCAATTAGTTCCCATAGCAAAAGCGAAAAAACTTTTTACTACTTCTGGCTCTGTTCTACAATTTGCTACCATCTCATTAGTAATACCAGTAAGCTCTGTAATTTGAGCGGGGATAGGCTTTGTAGGTCTAATATATTCGTGGAACGTATCAAGGATTTTGTGTTCATCCATATTATAAAGTATGGCAGCAATTTCAATAATAGAACACCACCTACGGTCAAACCCAGTTGTCTCTAAATCATAAAATAAAATATTCATTAATCAATCTCCTTGTATAGTAAATTTACATTTTGTTCGATAATATTATAATTAATTAAGCGTTCGTTAAGATTGTCTATTCCTCATTGACGACAGAAAAGTGGTCGAAAGTCTTTATAGGTTTCAGACCCCAAAAATCGCAGTAGTTCATCTATTAAACCTGTTGTTCATTTTGACGAGTCATTAAGTATATTATGCCACACAGTGCCATGCTGTTTTACCAGATTATGCGTCATATACTCTATAAGACTTATTTTTGGCGAAAAAGTCATTCAGTTTTCAAGCAACTTAAATAATGCTCAATGAGGGATAGAAGTTGAGTCTTTTGATGTTATAGGTCGGAAGATAATTTTTTGTTGTTTACCAGCGCAAATAATTTTTAAGCACTCCAAAAAGCGGGAAAAAGCTTCTTCGTGAGAAGCAATAGGTGTCTCAACCGCTTTTAACGGAATAAAACCAAGCTTACTTTTCGTGCGTTCTTGAAGTTTAGCTAAAAATTCTAAAATACGTTTTCCCGCTTCTTCGCTGCTTCCCAGATCATTTCTTCATTTAAAATCGGTTCCAGTGCTAAAATTTAGGCTTAAAAATTTTTCTTGGATATTTTTACTCTCAACTACTCTTTTAATTGAAATAGGATTTAAAAATACTATATTTTTTTCGCTTTTTAGCGTATCTAAGCAATAAATTATATTTTTTTCTGAAGCCTTTCAAAACTCATCACTATCTCATACAATTAAGCGCTTCATCTGCTTTTTGGCATTATGAAAATCTTGTCGTTGTTCAATAAGTTCTTTCTTCCAGTAAAAGCGTATGAAGTTGGCATTTGTATAAGAGGTTTCATTTTCTGCTTGTGGATAAAGTAAATAATCTGGGCGACAACAATAAATTACCCTCGGCAGCTCATATATTTTGAAGTATTTGAAGCCAGAGCCTATTAATCGCGTTCTTGGGTCATCAATTAATTTTCTTGAAGGAGTTTTTGTTGCTTTTGAGTTTTTACAAATATAAATTATATCATATTTCAAACTCAAATCAAACTCATTTTCTGCCAAGCTAACCGAATCACCAAGCTGTTTATGATAAGAACTAATTTGCATACAGTCCATATTTGGTATTTGGCTAACTTGACAGAATCAGTCAATATCTCAAATCATGATATACATATTAAGCACTTTTACGAATCAAACAAGCTACCTGCCCATTTTCATCTAACTCCACTTTCAAAATCGCATCAAATCCAGTATCTTTATATACCTTTGGATAAAATGTATCATCTTTTAAGATACCAGTAATCGCCAAGAACGTTCCTTTTTCAAAGAAACTATCTTCAAGAATATCTTTGTTCCCGTCCTCATCAATCTCACTAATCTTATGAGAATAACGCGCGAACTCTTGCTTATAAACTTTAACATCAATAACTCCATCAGGAGTTGACAAAGTAATAATACCTTTAAGTTTATCCTTGTCAATAACTGAACCAAGAATTGTTCTTAATTTATATTTTGGAATAATTTTACCCTTAATCAACCAAGAACCATCAAAGTCATTTTCCCGCAAATCGTTAATACTACTAACACCGCACGGCAGATTAACTCCAGTAAGCGGATGACCGCTATAATAAATATTTAAGCTATCCAATTCCCAACGATACAAATCGCCTTTGGCATACTTATCATACTCTTCCTGAAAAAGTTTGTTGTTAAGTTCTTCCAGCATTTCTGCTTCATGAGCTTTAATATACGCACGAGCAGGATCCATTTTTCTTGTATAAATACCATCCCAAGTGGTGATACTTACACCTCTAAACGTGCTGCCACAAGCTTCCATTTCTTTGATATAACTATCGTATCCATTTTCCAACAAATACTGATAAGCAATATCGTCAATCAAATAAAAGCCATTTAACTTGGTTTTTCTAATATACTTTGTAAAATTGTAAATCTTCTTTTGCGGTTCGAGTTCTGGAGGAATCATATTATAGTTAATAAGCATTTGGAAGTTCTGGAGATTTAATTTTTGCTTATAATCAGCAACGGTTCTAATAAAATCACGGAGAATTTCTTCACGCGGTTTTTGTTCCAATACGTCAAAACAACCTGCTTTAATAAGGTTTACCACTTTATCTTTGCTAATAACCTTCTTTGGACCGCCATTAAGTTTGCGCAAAAAGTCATCTAAACTCTTATAAGGTCTGTTCAGAATAATTTCACGGATAATATTTTCACCAATCTTTGTAATACCACGAAGTCCAAAACAAATACTATTTCTTTCTACATCTGGTGTAAATCCCATACGAGCAACATTAATATCTGGCAGTTCGATATTAACTTCTTTGCGGAATTTCATAACTGCTTTTGCCATTTTACCATACTGAACTTTGTTCTGTTGCCGCTTATCTTCATCATCTGTTAGTTCAATAACGCCAGTATCAACAAGATTATAATAATCTTCTTCGTTGATTGCGTTCGCATCCACAGACAAACAAGCGCATTTCCAGTAGATAGAAGGATAAAAGTGGCAGAGATTCATTTCTTGAAGAGCAATATAAGAATATCCTACAGCATGAATGTCGGAAAACGCATAACCTGCTTCACGCATGAACTGTTTGTTCCACACATAGTTCAAGAACACTAAACGAGTTCCTCTGTTCATCCCTTTCTCATAGAAGAGGTCTTTCGCCTGCGCAAGAACATCTGCTTTTTTCTTCGCAACCGCTTTTCTAAGAACATTTGCTTCTTTGACAGAAAATCCACTGATATTTTCATCCATAGCAAGTCGCATCATACACTCTTGTGAGATACAAACTCCATATACAGGAAGAAGATACGGTTCAAGAACTTTTTGTTCTTCTAACGTTAAACCCTCCGCTTTCATTTCATCATACCACAAACTAATATTATTTTTGAACTTAACATACTCGTTCATAGGAAGAATACCAGTTTGCTCATCTGGCATAAGTCTCATAACACCATTTGCCGCTGAAATTTCTGCTAATGAATGAGGATGAATAGCAGCAACCGCCTGTGAACCTTGTGGTGTATCAAACTGAAAGCATGAAGGAACTTTACCTTCACATAAGTCGTTCCACATTTTTTCATCTGTATAATTTATTACATCGGGATGAAGATATTTATCATACGTATTTCTTAACGTCCCTTGCCAATCTATTACGTCATCTTCCATCATCAGATTAACACACGTATGAATTTTATCAAGTGCTTGAACAGTCAGCTCGTCGTATTTAGGTGTTCCGGTTGCTTCACTATCATGAAGTTCGTATCCGGTCACCAAAATACCTTTACTTGTTTTTAAAAAGCTATTAGTTTTCCAAATAGGACTATTCAGTACCAATACTCCACTTGCATGGCATCCCAATCGTGTAATAAGACCTTCAATTTTACTTGCCAATCTCCACAAATCAGGATATTTGTTCATTTGCTCTTTAAAAGATTTGATAGCTGGATGATCTGCATCACCATAATAACACTGCTTTAACGTCCAATCAAAACCGCGTTCATTAGGTATCATAGCATTTAAATACGCTACAACATCTTCATTAATATCAAGTCCACGTGCCGCAGTTTTAATCGCACTTTTACTACCTTCAGTTCCAAAAGTAGAAACATGAACAAGATCACCACCTATAGACTGAAAATACTCTTGTAGCTTATTGAACACTTTGTTCCGTTTACTTGCTTCCGAGTCGACGTCGATATCTGCCAATTCAACTCTATCTTTGTGAAGAAAGCGCCAGCTTGGCATTTCCAGTGGTTGTGTGAGAGGATCAATTTGTGTAATACCCAAAATATAGTTGATAATACTTGATCCTGCTGAACCTCTACTTGGACCAATCAATGTATCTGCTTCATCCCACATAATATCAATCATCTTTTTCATCGTGATGAAGTAGTTGCTCATATGCTGATTTAATTTTGCGCTCAACTCCATAATCTGTTCCAACTCATAGTTCAACCGTGCCAAATAAATTGACTCATCTTTTCCTGCGTCAATAATTCTTATTTTCCACTGTCCAACCATTAAGTTTAACATTTCTACATCATAAATATCATTAAGCTCAATACATTTTGCTATCCAAGGATAATTTGTATAATCTTTGTTTTTCCAAAAATCATCAAGCGGTTTTGGGTCAAATTTAATATGCGGGATAATAGAACTTTGCTTAAAACTATATCCCTCAATTTGTTCAGAAATATACTGCGTATTTGCACACATTTTATCAAAGAACTCTTCCGAACATCCTGTTCCTTTTGGTGAACAAAAATAATCTTTGAGTTCGTCATAACTCATCATATAGGTTGAAGCGTAAAAACTATCAACTTCACGTTCACCTTCTTTGGACTGAAGGAACCATTTATGAAGTTGGCGGTCTTCTGCTTTCAAATAATGAGAGTCTGTTGTAAGAATAAAAGGATATTTCCCCGCAAAATTATCAATCATATAGCGGTTATAGTTAATTTGATCCTCGCCCCAAGACGGTTGAAGTTCAATGAAATAATTTCCTTCACCAAACAGTTGCGTCATCGCTTGGATATGCGGTTCAATACGCTCAAAATCCGCGTTTTTGAAGTAGGAAGCCAACGTTCCAGCCAAACAAGCAGATGAACAAATAAGATGACCGGGGTTCTCCCCTACAATTTCAAACAAATCGCTACTATACGTTGGAGTTCGCATAATAGCTTTCATATAACTACGCTCCCAAGCACGAGAACTAAGTCTTCGCAATTGCTCATGTCCAATATTATCTTTGGCAAGCAAGATTAAATGATAAAAAGGCTCACCTTTTTGATGATTTGTGGCATTTAATCCTTCTCTACAAAGATAAATCTCATTTCCCAAAATAAGCTTACACTTTTTTCGCTTTTCTTCATCTAAACTGTTCCAATAATCAAGCGCTTTTAAGTGTCCACTTAAACAGTCGTGATCGGTAATAGCTACGCCGCTAAGTCCAAGCTCAACGGCGTAGTCGATAAGTTCCTCTTCGCGATTAATACTATCGATAAGTTTTAAATTAGAATATTGCGTATGATTGTGTAAGCTACTATAAGTTTTTTCTATCAAGAGGTTAATCCTCCCTTTTCTTTATTATACTTATATTATATCACAATTTTGGTTAAAACTCAAATTTAACCCCACAAAAATCTGCCATAGCGAAAATCAGGATAGCATTTTCAATACAAGTATAATGAGTTTGCGTTTCAGAAGCAGTAGCAATAGTGCCGCAAAGTGCACCAACGGGATCATCTTTTTCGCCCGCTTCTTTGATTACTCCTTGAACGTCATTAATCATATCGTTCAAAATTTTCTCGGCAGCTTCAGCGTCTGTTGTATTTGCTTTAATCAGACGACAAATAACTTTTGCCAAATGACGAACGTTGCCTTCCTCAATCATATTTTTGAACCACTTCTTGTGAATGATATTAAATACTGAGCAGTTAACGTCGATAACCATTTCAGCAATATTTGTGTTTTCACCAACAACCACTCTATCAAAAATCTCTCTAATATTCATAATTAAAATAACCTCTCTCCTTTTTCTTCTTTTCTTAAAATCTCTGTCATCATATCGACAAAGCTTTCCCTATTAAGTCTTTCATAAATTTGTTCAAGCAGTTTAGAACCGCTTACTTCTCCTTCTGCCTCATAAAGTATGATATTATAGTCTAATAAAATTTTTGCCAATTCTCTTTTGAGTTCAACTCCCATTCCTTCTTCCTCCTAAAATAATGAACTTACTTGAACTGGTTCAAGTTCAATTTCATCAATTAGAAGTTGAGGTTTAGCTATCCCCATAAAATAATTCATTTGAACTCGACCAATAAGCTTATAATTACAAAGTAAACTTTGTGGTAAGTTATTACAAAGTTCTTCATCTTTAAACCGCACTCCATCGATGCCAGCTAAGCAAATGCGGAAGCTGTTATTTTTCATCAACTTAATATTTGAAGTTGCGGTTTTTCCATAAAATGCGAAATGCGGTTGAGGTATATTATTTCCATAGAGTGCAGGAAGTGAAGCAAATTTTTCAAGCAAATTAATATTAATATCACTATTACAAAACTCACACTCAACTTCAGCCGTATTTGTAAAGTCAAGATCTTTTAATCGTTCATTTGCTTCTTTGATAAATTTATCAAGTTCATCTGCTTTAATTGCAGCACCAAATGCACAAGCATGACCTTGCGCATACTCGGTTGAATTTGAGTCTCTAACAAACTCTCGGAATGAAGCTAATCCATCAAAAGTTTTACTTCGACCGCTGCCAGCAAATACTTGTTCGCCGTTTTCTTCTTTACGCGGGTGAAGCACTAAACACGGTTTATTATAAGTATTAAGAAGTTCCATAGCAACAAGACCAGTAATAGTCGTTGGAACCTTAACTTCATCTGTTGGGTCGGTAGTAATACAAATGATAGCGTTTTTATCTAAGCCTTTTTCCGCAATCTTCTGTTTAAGAAAAGTAGCGCATTTCTTTTTTTCTACATCCTGACGATTTTTAGCATTAGCGCAAATACGGGCAACATAATCATAGAAATCTTCTACTCTTGTTTCTCCGCGATAAGTCGTCGTAATTTTAGTTTCTCTTGGTTCTTCAATAAAACCGCGGAACAAATCTTCTTTTTCGCTTTGTTCACCAAAACGAATTGTCCCGTTAATAATAGGTGCAATATAAAAGCCAATATCAATTTTAGTTGGATGATAAATATCATTAATTTTGAAAGCTTGCTTCTTTAAAAGCGCTTGAAGCATTTTGTTTTCAATATGATTTAATCCGTGCCAAACGATAAAGTTATTATCAAGTGTGCGGCAATCCATCATATCACTCACAATACCTGTTGCCGCCAAATCATAAAATTTATAATCAATTTTCTCTGAAAAGTGAGAGGAACGATAGGCTTCAATAAATTTTAACACAACTCCTGCACCACTCAAAGACTTATTAATAAAACGCGGTGAAAGTTGGTTATTTATGATAACCACATTAGGTATATCAAGAAGTTCTTCTGCTTCATGGTGATCAAGCACAAGCACCTTAATTCCACGGTTGGATAGTTTCATCAATTCTTCTTTTTGATTACTACCAGCATCAGGAATAACCACATAAGCTGTATCTTCATCAACCATAAACTTCTCTACTCCGTGTTCTTTACCTTTATGAAGTCGCCAACGGATTTCTCCTTTGGTATACGTTTTAAAGAAGTTATAAAACATCGCCGCAGAAGTAAATCCATCGACATCACAGTCAACAACAAGAGTAAGCGGTTTTCCGCTATTTATCATTTCATAAACAAGGTCTAATCCGGCGTTCATATTTTCCAGATGAAACGGATTTTCTCGTGTCATTTCGCGTGGTTCATGAAGAAAATCCTCAACGAAATCTTTATTTATCCCAAAAGATTCTATATAATCTTCAAGGGGAGTCGAAGACCGCGGGTCAATAGCGTTCCATCTAACTTGCCATTTTACCATTTTAAACTATCAATCTCCTTTTTAACAATTCTTCAAAAGTCTCTTTTCCGCAATCAATAGGTGAGTCTTTATAATGAAGTAAATCAAAATTCCAATCCATAATAATACTTACATTGAAAAATTTCTTTAACTTATTAGCAATATTTATATACTTTTGTTTAATAATATTCATCTCAGAGTAGTTGTTGTAATCAGCATCATAAGCTAATACTACATTATTAACTCCAAGGTAGCGCAATAGACGTATTTGCTCTAAACTTACATTTTGTCCTAACGTTGCTACTGAAATATTTCTTATTCCATAAATCGTATCCATCTTTAATACAGACTTTTCAGATTCAAAAATAATCGCTTGACCGCTATATTTTATAGCTTGTTGATTTATATTAAGACCATAAAGTATAGAAGAACTTGGATGACTTATTACTTTTCCGCCATAAATAATAGGTCGATACTTAGCATAAGCATTATCATCCAAGAAACGCCCACGAATACTTATTAAGTTATTGTTTAAATCATAGTTGGGGATGATAATACAGTTTTCTATAGGATCATAAGCTATATGATACTTTCGCATTGTTGGATATGAAATACCTTCTTCTGCCCAAATAGAAAGTGCTTTTTCATCCCAAATGAAGCGGTTGAGAATCTGTTTGTTATAAGTTGGAATTTTCTTAATTGGTTCATAGTGATAATTATTTATCGCATAAAGCGCATTAATTTCATCTTCTGTTTGCTTTCTCTCGCTAAGTTCATTTTCCGCTTCTTCGGTTCTACCAAAACCACAAATTGAAATCGCGTCCCAAAAACTAATTGTTGTGCCGCGAGTTGAATAAATTTTTACAAGTAAATTAAAAATACTATAATTACAACTACACTCTGTATAACAATGAAAGCTTTTACTATCTTTATAATAGTATAATTTATGACTTCCACCTTCTTTATTATGACAAAATGTAGGAAAAATAATATATTGTTCTGTTTCTTTAACTGCCATTCCAAAAGGCTCTAAGATAGACTTAATATCTTCAGGAGATAAACTATCTTGTAGAGCCTTGTAATCTACAATACTCATTCATATCAACCTGCTCTTCGTCAATTACTAACTTTGTATAATCTGTAAGCTGATAATTGCAATCAGTTACAAACAAATCTGTTGCTCGACAAGTCCCATAATCAAAAAGACGAAAAATTTTTACATCACACATTTTGCCGCGACGGTTCTTATATACATCCATTACAATATTTGGTTTTGGAAGTTTCTTTGCTTCGTAAATTGTTTTCACTGCTTCATCTTCATCTGGAGGAACACGAATACCTATAATACCCACGTCAATTTTATCAGCTAACGCTTTACTGCCTCTTAAAAATGAAGCTGTTCTTTGACATTTTTTATTAAAATCACCCGATAACTGAGAAGCTGTAAAAATGAATACGTCATACTGTGCGGCTATTTCTTTCAAACTATTAGAGAGCATCATCAAAACTACATCTTCGCGCAAATTACTTGTTCCAAACTCCTGCGTAAGTGCTGGAGAGTTAAAGATATAATCGTAAAAAATATACTCTACATTTTCTCTAATAACAAAATTTGTAATCCGCGCACGCAGGGTTGTAATATCTGGATTAGCGATTTCTTCAATCCGAAAGTTCTTCTTATAATTATCCATAATCTTAAGAGCAACTTGTATTAATTTATCTTCGTCCGCAGTTGTTTGTCCAAGCAAAATATGCTCTTCATTAACTCCGCTTATATGAGCCAAAACCAAAGTTTGAATTTCATCTGCTTTCATCTCTGTAGCAATAAAAAGAACAGGACGAAGATCTTCACGAATTACTACTTTCCCATTTTCAATCCGCGGATACGCTAAATCACAAGCCGCACCAACCATCGTTCTTGTTTTACCGCCACCTTGTGAGGATGACAACATATACATTTTACCTTTTCGACAGCCACGAACCGCATAGTTTAAAATTTCTCCAGTAATCGGAATACCAACTTCTGGATTTTGTTTGAAGTGTTCATACAGTTCTCTAATACCTTCTGAAGCATCAATACCAGTTTCTTCTGCGACCGCATAGTTTTTATTTTCAATAATTTGAAGCTTTTCTTTAACTCGATGAAGAATTTTTGCCGCTGGAGTGCGGTTTAGTTTATCTTTTTCATCTGCTTGTGCTAAGAAGTTTGTTCCATCATAAAACTCGGAAATATCAAAACCATTTAACTGAAGCTCACGAAGCAAACTCATTTTCTTGACTCGATCATAGTGATTTTCAAACAAACCTTTATCGCCATCTTTTGCTAAACCATAAGCTTGTTCGCACAACTCTCTACACTTATTTCTTTCAAAAACAGATTTACTAAGTTCAGAGTTCTCTGCTTCAATTTCAACATCTTTTGGAGTAATAAACTGGACATTATCGTGGATCATATTAAACAGAAGAGAAAAGATTAATCTATATCCTTCCCCAACAAAATCGTTTACGTTTAAGTTGTATATACAACTATCTTCGCAGAACAAATCTGGATGACCCATCATAAAACCAATTACATAACTTGCGGAGGTAGGCTCAAAAAGTCCTTCTTGCTTCTCCATCTTTTATTACTCACCTCCGCTAATCATCTTTTCAATATCTATATGCTTACGTCCAGAACGCGGTTTTTCCGCTTTTGGAACTTTAATTTTTACTTCCTTAATTTGTTGTGTCGCAATCGCTTGTAGCTGCGATTCTTTAAGTTCTTTTGTCTGTCTGATATAGTCTTTTGCTTGTTTTACATAATCTGGGACGTTCCAAATCCCGTATCTAATTAATTTATTCTTATCTTTCTCAATCTGATTTATTTGTTCCCAATAACAAAGAACGCAAGCTATGTCATAACAACTTAGCTTGCGTTCAATAATAAACTTATCAATTTGAGAGAGAAAGATACGTGGCACTTCATCCAGTTCAAACAGTTCCTTAATTAAATTATTAAGATCTGTCCGAGTGAAATTATTTTGTTCCAAACCTTTCTTTCAACTCCTCCAAAGTTGCGCTCGCTACTTGTAGTTTTTCAACTGTATCTTGAGACTCTACCAGTTCACTTAATTTAGCTCCCTTGAAAATATTTAACAACGTTGTTTCAAGTTCGGGACAACCGCTATTCATCAGTTCCGTTGCCTGATTTACAACCTGTTGCCGCAAATTTTCAAAATTTACTTCTGTTTCGGCACTTGCATAATAATTAATCCTGCCGCAATCTGTCGGTTTTTGTCGACCTTCAAACTCATACTGGCGGTCAACCGCTTTTGTCATTTCGTCCTGAAGATTTTCATAAGTGAACTCAAACTTAGGAGTAAAGAAACGACTTCTTGTTTTTGTATCAATACCGACCAAATTTGTATACGCATAGACTGTTGGGTTGCCATGTTCGTCCTCTTCCTTATGAAGGAAGAAAACAAAATCCGCAAGTCCTTTAATAATCAAATCAGGACGTTTATCAATATCAATTTTAATCGTGCTTACCTTCTGTTTGGTAACTTTATCTTCTTTTTCCACTTCGTCGCTATGAGCCAACAGAATTAAGCCATAACCTTTTTGTGGAATCGAACGGACAGTTGTTTCAAACTCATTACGAATACGCTTCCAACCTGTGCCAAAAGCACCAGCTTGACCCGGTTCATCGACACCCATTTGTGTAAGCATATACATATAACACATTTGATAAAGCTGACCAATCGTATCAATGATAATTACATCAAACCGCTCACGGTTCTTTTTCTCATTAAGCTGACGCACAATAGCTTTAAAATCTTGCCATGATGAAATCAAAGCTGGCATCGCGCCATTAATCATCTTATAACCAATATCGGTAGCTATCAAAAGGTGTCTGGGGAAAGAGCAGGCAACGGAAGTTTTTCTCGTTGCCATTTCCCCATAAAACAACCAAATCTTGTTAGACAAATCAGCAGTTACCACATTAGGCTGAACATCATCAAGATTTATTGCCATAATTTACCTCGCTTACTTAAATGAGTGACTGCATTTTGGTCAGGCGGTTCATAGCCGCCGCAGCCGGATTAGTAGGAGTTGTAGGAGTAGCTTCAGCAGCTGCCGCACCGTTCTGTGCCGCAAGCACACGAGCGTCATTATCGTTCTTGTAAGCTTCGACAAGTGTCTTGATTTCCTCAGGAGTATAAGCGTTCGGATCCTCGGGATCGAAAGGCGGATTTCCGCTCTTAATACGATACAGCTTATCAGTATAAACCCGTGTCTTAGTAATCGGATCACCAAATGCTACTTCCTCTGTTCTTGTTTCAGAACGAGTTGTCTGCGACAGAACGCCATAGAACACTACGGTTGTGCCAACCTGATAGTAATCCTGAATAGCCTGCGCAACATTTACATCGTTCTTATCAACATCAAAACGAATAACAGAGAGGTTCGTATCATTATAGTTGCTCTGCGCGACTTCCAGACGATAACCGAACAGCTCATCATCCTTATTTCTGCGCTCTGCAATACCTTTCGTTACGAAACCAGAAAACTCAAAAGTAGCACAATCACTATCATCGTTTCTGCCTTCATTAATAAACTTTGCAGAAATACTGTTAAACGCACGAACAGTTCCAGTAGACTGGTCAACCATCTTTTCCTCGCGGAACTCACCTTCTACACGAACACGGCGATTAATCAGTCCTTCCAGATTAGAGTAAGCGGTGAACAGCTTGCTTACAGCACCTGCCTTGGTCATCTTATAGCTAAAAACCCGCATTTCAATCAGGTTCTCAACTCCTTCAAGAACGCACTTAACGACAATTTTACCGCCAATATACTCTTTTCCGTTTTTATCAGTCTTAACTTCTGTATTAACTTCTGTAAGAACACCATTTACGCTAACTTTATTCATCTTAAGTTTTGCCATAATCATTTACCTTTCTACATACACATAAAATTCATAAAATATCAAAATTTCTTTTTGTTGCTAAATATTGCGGGATATTGTTGCCCATTACAATACCCCGCACAAGCAATCGTTTATTTAATTAATTAAGCCTGAAACGCTCTACCAGCATCGGTCAGGAAGTAAACCGTATAAGACTTCATAACCTTCTCGCCAGCCTTATTAATGAACTCGCCCTCGCGAGCACCTGCGTTCTTACCAACCAGCTCATACTTCACCAGAGAGTTGATAACTCCGTGAATACCCTTCGGGTTCAGCTCCAGAGCAGTAGCGATTTCATCGCCAGTATAACCCTCGTCACCGTTGTCGTGAGCCTTCATATACTCCAGCACCGCCGCACTCTTTTCAGTAAGTTTAATAACCTTCTCTTCCATAATTTGTAAATCTCCTTTTCGATTACATAAAAATTTTTGTTTGTTTTTTTGGCGGAAAGCAAAAGTATTTTGGGCATCAACCTTTATCTTTCCTTTGATATATATATTATATCATAGATTTTGAGAAAAATCAAATTTTTAGAAGCTTCTTCTTAAATTTGACTCGCGGATTTTAACTTCAAATTTTTATTAGATGAAGTTTTTTCTCGCTCTCTCATTTTCTATAATTATTATATCATAATTTTTAGTTTTTGTCAAATTTATTTTTTAACGTAATTTGCTTTTGGAAGCAAAATTTTCATTATCTAATGTAATATACCATTTGCCGGTGCAGAACTTTTCAGGATAACGAATACGGTCATTACCAAGTTCAGTTTCCAAGTCATCGGTAAAGAAACAAACTTCTTCCTTACCAGTGAAAGTTGCTTCCCAAGTATAATATACTCCGCGTTCACGAAGCATATCTAAGAAATGACTCATCTTGTAAGGAGAACCAATATAAATACAAATATTGCCTTTTTCGCGCTCTTCGACATAGTGGTTAACAAGCCACTCTGTTTTTCCACTACCTCGATCGTTCGTATAAAAAATCTTTTGAATCATTATTTCTTCCTTTCATTTTTTCTATAATTATTATATCATAGATTTTGAAAAAAATCAAATTTTTGTTTAAGCTTAATCTACGTTTCGATTTAGGCGATAATAACTTTCGCGCAGATAATTATCATCTAAAATTGTAATAAACCAAGTCGCGTTTTCCGCTACTCCAAAATGTTCAGGAACAAAATCACGGTTATTATAATAATCATCAGTAAGCAAAATATAAGTATTTTTACCTACCAAATCATCATCATCATCTGTAATCAGAAGAGGCGGAACAACGTCTCTTTCTGCGCACTTTTTACACAAATCCTTATAGGTTTCTCTTGAACCGGCAAAGAATGCGGTTGGAGAGCCTTTGACAAGATCAAGCTCTTTAATGAGCCAATTGATTCTACAGTCATAATCAGGATTACAATATATAATGCGCTTCATAACGTTTTTCCGCCTTTCTCTATTTTCTATAAATAGTATATCATAATTTTTGATTAAAGTCAAACTTACCAAAGAGTCGAAATTAAAAAGGCTATCTATTAAAGATAGCCTAAAATTTTACTTCTGGATATTATGAAAATAATCCCCAATTACATCTTTTTCGCCGTTTGATAAATTACTATTTGAGCCTACTTCATTTTGTGCATCAGAAAGACTACTACTATATTCATCACCATAGTAGGTTGAGCCATCAATTACTTGATTTGAAGCGCTATCTGAACCTGCGCCAGCGCCATCTCCTTGACCGTTTCCACCACCACCAGTTGAATCGCCTTGATTATTAGAACCAGCGGGACTATTGCCGCTATTTGGATTTCCTTCTTGTTGTTCTTCAAGAGTTTCATCTTGTTCTTCATTATCTTCAATAGCAACGAAAATCGCATTAACAGATATATCTTTTTTAACATCTTCGTCTATACGGATTGCGCTTTCATAACCATCTGACCAACCAACAAACACATAACCATCTGCAGCTACTGCTTGAACCATAGTGCCGTTTTCCGCATTTTTAATAGTTTGTTCAAGGTTTCCATCTACTCTGCCTTTACTGTTGTCATTAACACTATAGACCAAGTGGAAGGAATTTAACAAAATATTTTTCTGCTCATTACGCTCTTGTATGAGTCCAATAAGTGAACTATCAGACGTTAAAGAAGCGGCTGTTGCACCTACTCCAAAAATTAGTGCTACGCAACAAAGAATAATCATTAAAGTAGGTATAATAATTTTAATAGACGTCTTATTAAACTTCTGTAGAATATTTAATGTATCTTCTCTTTGACGACGAGCAATATAAGAATTATCTTGTTTAAACTGCGTCATAGTCAAAACGCGCTCTTCTAATCCAAGATTATCAATACGTGAAGCTAATTGTGAACGAGAGGACTTAAAATTACAAAAATAATAAAATACTGTTGTAATAGCAGTCATCGCCGCAAAAATTAAAATATAAATCCACAAATATTTAATACCAAAAATCCAACAAATGAGTGCGCAAATTATCATAGCGCAAGCTCCAGTAGAAATGCCGTTAAGTATAGATTTAATCCATCCTTCTTTAGCAAGACGAATTTTATACTGCTGTAAAATATTATTTATATCCTGCATTTTAAGTCCTCCATTATAAAAAATTAAGAATTTATAGTTAACTCAATCGTTCCATCTGTAGAAATACCACCATCATTTTGTCCAGTAATGAATGGAAGTATTTTAAAAGAACTAAGTCTTTCACTATTGAACATATCGGTAAGTCCGCTTGTTGGATTACTAAAACTTAAACTTAAAGTGGAATTTTTATTTCTCGTTCCGAGATATACAATACTTGTTTCTGATTCCATACTAAGAATTATGCTATTTGATTCTGTAGCTACTATAACATCAGAATTACCAAATTTATTACAACAATATAAATATCCACCTGTACCAACACTTGTTTGAAGAATACCATCTACGATATTGTTCTCTGGGAATTGTCTATTAGTATTAAAAAGTTGTTGTGCATCGGTGTAAATATCAGATTCTAATACTGAACTATTCATTAATTCTCCGATTAAACCACCCATTGTATTATTTGACTCTAAAGTTGGTTGAGAATAAGGAAGTATCATAGTTACAGTTCCTTGAGGATTTGAAAAGTAATTATTTAATACTTCTGAAAGAGTGCTATTTTGTAAAGAATGAATATCTGACAATATATCAACATCGTCATGGTCAAAAATCCAACCATCTTGGAATACAGGATTATTTTCGAATGAAGCAGTTCCTCCAAGATTATTGACACTTAAATCATATATACCCCAATGCCATACATCTCCATAAGTCAATGTAGAAGCATTAATTACATCATCAAGGAAAGCTTGACGTATTGTGCTGCCATCGGAAGAAAAGATTTCACGTAATTCATCATCTGACCATAACCATTGTCTATTATCTGCCCAACAACCCCAGCCATAATAATCTATTGAGGTTTTTTCTATGCCATTTGGATTTTCTTCAGCAGTAAAGCCCATTGCTTCTGCCGTGCTCTTTGGTAAATATCCAAAGTGGATAAAAGAAAGAGAATCAGAATAAGCACCAGAAACGTCTGGTAAATCTGTAAGTTCAAGTGAGACATATCCAAAACTTTCATGATTTGGGGCTGGTAATACTGCAATTCCAGCAACATTATATATTCCATATAAAAGAGAACCGTCTCTGGCATAAACAGCAGCATTTTCAAAACCTCCATCCTTATAAAAAGCAGAGGTAGGAATTGATGAAAAGAAATAATCACTAAGTTCAATAGAGTAACAATTTGTGTCTATCCAGTCAGAAGAAGCATCAGGTGCTTTTAAAAGATAAATATTTATATTTGTTTTTGAACCGATTGTAGAAGGATTTAATTTAAATGTGGGTCTACTTCCTTTTGAACCAGAAAAATTAATAACTCCAGAACTATTTGGGCTTGAAACTTTTAAATTATTTGAGAAAGTTTGTTGCACTGTGATTGTTGTTGTACTTAGTTCAGATCTTTTTATGAATTGGGGAAGCGTATTAATACGCTCCCCCTCATAATAGACATGAACATCAACAAGAGGTGATTCAAAGGATGAGTCTTGTCCATAAAATTTTTTATTGCCACCTAAATAGCCGTATGAAACTCTATGAAGAAAGCCATCACTTCCTTTTTTTAACATTTCTTTTACTTTTTTATTGTTGATGTAATACATTAGCAGTACTCCTTATTATTCGAGAATCAGATAAGCTGTATTGGCGTCGGTTCCAATATCGGAAGTTGAATTAATAACTTGATATTTTAATAAATTAGATGGGAGATCAGATTTAGCCACATAATTGTCATTAAGACATTTTTGTGATGGAACAATAGTTGAAGAAGTACCTTTTGTATTAGAAATATCCGTCTTTGCTATATAGTTGTCCGCCACGCCTTTCTCCGACATTGCGCGAGTAGTTGACGTGCCTTTACTATTCGAAATACCAGTAATTGTCCCTTCTACAGTAGCACCGCCATCACTGAGGAATTGAATATCTCCATTAGTAAATTTAATACCATATTGTCCAGTAGAACCCATGATAGTTGTATCATTTGTGATTGTACCACCACTAATCGGTAAATAACTATTTCCCATTTTTCCATTAATATAAGACCACAGATATGACATTGGTCGTCTATAATACGTTGTATCAGTCGTTCCGCCACCCACGGATTGACAAACATAGTAATCTCCATCCACTGGCGCAGAAGTACCAGCAGGTAGCAAGTTGATGGCGGCGCTAACGGCAGCTGAAGTTTTAGCGACGTAGTTGTCCGATAAGCACTTCTGGGAGGCAGCAATTGTGGAGGAAGTGCCTTTTAAATCAGAAATGCCATTTAATTTACCTCCTGCGCTGGGAAATGTAATACTACCATCAGTTGATAATGCAAGAGTATCATTACCGAGAATTTCGAGATTACCTGCAATACCCATATTACCTGTGAATAATCCACCAGATACTGGCATATAGTTATTTTTCACATCTGTAATTGCCGTGTCATTCGCTGCAATTCCTTCTTCAATTTTATTCATATTCGTCGCGTTCAGCGGCGTCTGTTCATTTACTCAATTTGTTTTTGTATAAGCCATCTTTCCTCCTACGACCCAACCTTAAGGTTTTCCGAAACGTATACTTTTTCATCAGTAGTAAGTGGTCCTTTCTTATAGCACAACCGCGCTAAGTTATCAACTCCAACGTAGGCGGCTTTTACTTCTCGCGCAACTCCATTTACTCCAACGTAGATTTTTTTAATCTTACGTGCTTTTCCATCTATACCAACATATATTTGTTTTGCCATAATGATACTCCTCGATTATTCGTAGACGAAATAGAGTTGATTGTCAGGAAGAGCAGAAGTTCCGGCAGTTAAGTCGGTAGTGGAGAAGACAGTACCAGCAAAAGTCCAACCAGTACTATCATTAGTATTATAATATTGAATAGAAGTTTGGTCAATACTTATGCTTTCCGTTTCATCATCAGACCTTGTTTTAAAATCGTGAACAGTTAAATCATAAATATCAGTCGCGCCAGTTATACTGGCACCGCCATATATCTTAGCACCTGTGGCTTGCAAGCCTTTATCGGCATTTAATTCACCAGTCAATGTTCCGCCACTTAAAGGTAGATAGTTATCACTCAAACATTTCAGTGAAGGTACTTTAGTCGTATCAGTTCCTTTTGCATTAGAAATGTCCGTCTTTGCTATATAATTATCTGCAACACCTTTTTGTGATATTGCTCATCTGGATGATGTGCCTTTACTATCAGTAATACCTTCAAATTCCCAGCCACCACCAAAAGTGTTACGTCTAATTCTGTCTGCATAGACAGTCATAGTTGATTGAGCAGTATTATCTGTAACTTCAATATAAGAACCGGTAATCTTTGAGGACGTATTCTTATCGTCATCAACAAAATCAAGACTACCAGTTACATATCCTCCGCTACGCGGTAAATAAGTCTTTTTAATCGTTTCCGTTGCTTCTTTTGCTTCAGTTGCAGTCTTTGCAGTATTTGTTAAATCATCTACAGTAAATGCGGTCGGTGAACCATTACCATTAAATGTTAATTTTGAACCAGCAAGAACTAAGTTACCAGATTGTGTTAACCACATTGCATTTTTACGGTTAGTGTCACTTGTGCCGGCTCCTACAACAAACGCTATACTGTTGCCAAGTTGTTCGTTATACCTACCAATCACAAATTGATGCGCATAGTTGATTTTTAACCCTTGACCAATTGCGTAGGACTGATTATCAGTAACGCGGTTTCCATTTCCCAACAGAACACAATACTCTTTATCCGTTTGGTTATCGCCGCCACCTACAAAACTTGAATATCCTGCTCGGTTATCAACACCGATAGCCACGCCGCCAGTAGAGGGAACAACACAATTTCGTCCAGCAGCAACGCTGTTCTCGCCTAATGCTTTACAGTTTAATCCAAAAGCAGTCGCATACGAGGTTACGGCTACTGCTCCAACAGCCGATTTTTGTTCGCAGTAAATAAAGCGCTGATTTGCATTATAATCACTCAAATCGATTCTGGATGAAAGAGTAACCTTATTTCCAGTAAAACTTGTGATGTGTACCTTGTTAATAGATCTTGCACCAATTCCTGCCGTTAAAACATCTCCAACGGCATAACTACAATTTGCAGGAGTTGTACAAGCGCTATCACTATAAAGCAAAATATCATTTCCAGACCCGCTATTTGTAAAGTAATAGCCTCTTACACCTGCTGAATTATTTCTACCAAAAGAGCCACTATAAAGTCCGTTCAAATTATTAGCACGACCTGCAGCAAATGCCCAAGAAGCTGTTAAATTATTCCAAGAACCTCCAGCAACTGCTCCATATTGTCCTGTGCAAGTATTATCACACCCGGCAGAAAATCCGGCATATCCTACTTTATTAGAACGACCAACTGCAGTACCATATTGTCCAATAACATTATTATCACGTCCAGCAACAACAGAGCAGTAATTTCCACCTTTGTTTCCACTACCGGCAATAAAAGAACACTTACCAAGATCTGCAAGACCGATATTAGCTTTTGCAGGACAGTAAATACAGTAATCCGAAAAATCGCCAGCACCAGTAGCGACTGTTTTGAATGGGAAACTACTAACAGTAATAACTGAACCATTGATTGCTGTAATTTTCGAGCATTCTTCAAATTTACTGTCATTAACAATAGATATAATATCACCAACTGCGTACTCACAATTTACTGCAGTTCCACCAGTGTGAGCGCTGGCAAGCGTAATAGTTTTGGCTGAAAGGTTGATAGCTGACCAATAGTAGCCTTTCAGACCTCCAATATTACCAGTACCAAAAGAAGTCGAGTTTTCACTAATGGCAGTATTAGTTGTTAAATCATTTCCTACTAATGAATTAGTGCCTGTTCCTATGGAAATTGGTGATTTTGAGTTTCCGAGAGCTTCTTTTAAACATTTCTGTGAGACTGCAATAGTTGAAGAGTCTCCAGTTGAGTCAGAGATACCTGTTAATTTTCAAATAGTTTTTTCAGAACTATCATTTCTAAAACTGATCTCACCATCTTTATTAAATTCAAAACATCCAACTCCATTAAGTCCACCTCAAATTTGAAGTGGAACTTGTTGTAAAGTAACAGGATCATTATAAACTCCTAAACCTTTATTACAAGCTAAAAAGCCAGTAAGCGTTCCACCTGTTAATGGCAAATACTTTCCTTCAACTCAAACTTTTCCAACCAAATCATTACTAATCATCGTAGAGAAGTTTTGCGGATTAATAGCCGCGGTTGTGTTTGTTTGTGTTCTTAACGTATTAGCAATATCCGTTAAAAAATCTGTTAAATTATTTTCTTTTGACATTTTATACCTCCTAAACTGGAGTCTTTAATATCGTTTCGATATTAGCAAATGAAACTCAATTACTAACATCGTCGGCATTTTTTATCTTAACCGTATCAACACCGTTAATACGTTCATCACCAATTAAAACATTTGGCATATTTTACCTCCACCTAAACCGAGGTATTTAACGCGGTAAAAATAGCAGCATTTATCGCGTCTGTAGTAGCTTTTTGGGACATAGCCACGTCTGTTGCTGTTCCAGTTGTTTGAGCCAAGTCCGGTTCATAAAACGGCAAATCTTCTGCTTTGGTAGCTGTTGCTCCCCCAAGTTTAAATTTCTTTTTGTCGGTATAAAAAATTAACTCATAAGGTTTAATAAGAGGATTATACAACTTCCAATGTTCAGCTGTGTCTGCCTTTTGAGATATTCTTCCTTTGATTTCAGGCATTTTTATTTGCGGGAGGAAGAAAAATATCTTCCCCCCTTCCCCTTATTTATTAGATTACTTCAGTCGCAGAACCGCAGTTTCAAGTGAAAACATTTTCGGTAGAGAAGCTAATTGTTGGAGCAACAGCTTTGTCTCCAGAAATAACAAGTCCTTCTCCAACACTTACACTGGTAACTGTTCCTACCTTATCAATACCTTTATGAGCATTAATTCTTGCTTCAACCGCAGCCGTAGTAGGCAAGTTAGCAGAAGTAGAATTAGCAGTGATAGAAGTATCAACATCCTTCTTCGCTGCAGCACCAAGCCCATCAAGAGTATCAGCATAAGCATCATAAGCATCTACTTTTGCTTTGGTAATACCAGAATCGACGGCAGCAAGTTGCGCAGTTGTAAGAGCATCCTGCTTTGCGTTCCAAGTAGCCGCACTTGCGATACGAGCATCAGGAAGTGTGCCACTGGTAATTTTAGAAGCAGCAAGATCTGGAATATCAATATCCTTAAGATCTTCACCCTTAATAACCAAACCCTTAGCATCATAAGTAATCTTACACTTTGTAGCACCAGTGATTGCCGCGTTCTTAGCTACGTAATAATTATCAGCGGTTGCCTTGGTAAGGTGAGAACCTTCATCGCCAAGCTCAATCCACTCTTTTGTTCCGTCGCTCTCGTAAAGAATATACTCTTTCTTATCAACGATAATTAAATCACCGTTGCTATAACTTGTTGTAGCAGGAAGAGAAGCAACCTTGCCCTTGAACGTAATACCAGACTTAACCGCAGTTTCCAACTTAGAAATAGCGGTTGCATTAGCAGCGGCTTTACTTTCAACTCCAAAAATACGTCCTTCAGTATCAGCTACATAAGTATCATAATCAATTTGAGCTACTTTTTCATTAGCTACATCTAACGCTCCATTAGCAGCAGTAAGTGCTTCAGCCGCCGCTTTCTTTGCGCCATAAACAGTATTTGCAGTAGAGGCATCAGATGAAGTTCCGAGAACTTTCGCAGCCGCACCGGCTTCTTCAAAAGCATTAGCGTTCTTGGTTGCCGCAGTTCCAAGTCCACTAATATACTCATGAGAAATCTTGTGGTCTGCGCCAATTTTATCTTCTTTGGTTGTAGCATAGCCATCATAAGCCGCAACCTTATCTGCTGTAATCCCAGAAGCAAGAGCTGCTTTTTCACCAGCAGTAAAGTCAAGCTTAAGAGTAATCTTTTGCCCACTTTTACCAACAACAAGACGAGTTTCGCCATCTGCTACTTCAAGTGTAATATCTCCTTTGAGGCTGTTAAGAGTTTTAACAACACTATTTGCGCTAATTAAACCTTCACGAGCCTTATCAATAATAGCTTGAGGAGTAGCGGCTTTAGCCCAACCATAAACATCCGCTGCAAGAGCACTTGCTCAAGGAAGATCTTTAAAAACAGTTGTTCCATCACCGACCTTAAATAATACCGCAGGCGGAGTAGTTTGTTCTGCCGTAGAACCTTCAGGAACAGCAGTAAACGCAACTTCACCAGCGTTAAGAACAAGATAAGCTCCTTTACCTTCTGCCTGCTTTGTTTCATCTTGCCAAGCAGTCAGTGTATCATATCTTAATGAAATTCTACCTTTTAATTCAGGCATCTTTGTCTACCTCTCTTATTAAGCATTGCCGCCATTAAGAACGAACTCTTCGCCCTCTGCGACAAACAATTTACTCACATTAACAGCCTTGATACCAACAACTCCATTAGCTGCTTCGAGCGAGCTATTATCAACCTTAACAACACCAAACTTTTCAGCTGTAGCCGCAGGAATTTGAGCAATACCATCTGCCAAAACAACAGTTTCGCCACCAGCAGTGATACCTTGAAGCGCACTGTCCCACTTAGCAACTTTCTCTGCCGAAACACCAGCTGCTGTAATTTGGCTCTTAGACTCTGCTTCTGCGATTTCACGAATCGTTTTACCACTATCTTCGCCAATCAGTGCGTCAACAGTGTTCTTAAGGGTTGTTGTTGCGCCAGCCGCATCCTTAACTTTGTTGTCAACATAGTCGACCAACGTAGCAGTTCCTTCAGGCAGAGTTCCCAGCTTAGCGGAAACAGTATTTACCTGAGAAGTGGTAGCATAATCACCTTTAGGCTGATAACCCGCAAGTGTTGTATCCAGATCGGTAATATCTGCGACTACGTGCGTGTGTGCTTTTGCCGCATAAGTATTAGCCAGATCAAGTGCTGTAATTTTATCATCAACGGTCTTAGAAACTGAACCTGTTCCTGTACCATTTAACGTCTCAATCGCGGTTTTATTAGCCGTAATTTGAACGTTCATTGCAGAAGCACTATCCGCGTGGTCAGTAATCCAAGTAGCAATTTCAACCAGTGTATCATAAGCATCAGGAGCATCACCAACAATCTTAGCAACTTCTTCACCAGCAATAGTGCGAGCAGATTTGCCTGCATCATCACCAACGAGAGTATTTACTTTGCCTTTGACTGTATCATAATCTGCTGGAGCAGCAGCCTTAACTGCATCATCCACATACTTGTAAAGACCTGTAGCTGCTTCGTCTCCATTTGCTTGCTTACCGACTGCGGTTTCAAGGTTTCCAACACGAGTAGCCAGTTTGTTCAGATCTTCAGTAATATCACCTGAAGAAGTGGTAGCCGCTAACTTTTGAAGTGTAGCACCTGTTCCCGCAACTGTAATCAAATAACCAACAACATTATCTGTTCCAACTACGGCAATAAATTGACCGGGATAAGCCAATACTCCTTGAGCGTATTCAAGCGCTTTGTCGTAGCTCTCGAAAACCGCGTTCTTATCCAGAGGAAGCGGGTTAGTTCTGTTAATACTAACACCAACATCTCACAGAGCACCAGCGTTCTTTAAGTTAAAAAATTCTTCTCTTGTCATTATTTTCTACCTCGCCATTAGGACACAACGATTTTATAGGTATTAGCACCGCTGTCCGCAGAAGCAGAGTTTACATACCAAACGTCATAAGCAATAGCGGTGAAGCCATTTGCTCCTTCTACTTCAACTTCAGTTTTACCCATCGTGCAGGGTGCGCCATTAACGTTGTTAGAACACTTTACAGAAGTTTTCTTGCCCTTCGGAATAGCGAAGAACATTTGTTGCATCTGGTTAGTATCAATCGTCGCAGGGAAAGAACCGTTGCGAGGAGTCAGAGCACGGATTTGAGCAGAAGTCAGAGCCGCAACATCAAGCACTCCAGCCGCGTTCTTATAGCCATAGAACCAGTTGCGGTAGCCAGTGATTGCAGCAGAAGTAGCCGCAGCAGTTGTTCCTGCTTTAATTTGAGCAGCGGGGTAATCGTTCTCAAGGTTAGTTTTCGGAATAGCACCGTCAGTATAAGTAGCTTTTGCAGTCAGCTTATAATTGGTGCTTTCGCTAACCGTAAACTCTGCGAATGAACCAGTAGCAGTTGTTTTTTCTACGTTGTTGCTATCCTTAATTGACCAAGCGGAAACCGAAACTCCAGTATCCTTTGGCGGATAAGCATAACTCTTCTTATCGAACGTAGCCGTATAAGAAGGTGTAATTTTTGTTCCTACTTCCTTGGCGCCGGCACCAGTCAGTGTAATTGCGCAGGTAGGAGTAGGTTTGGTCGGGAACAGCTCTTCAGTAGCAATCTTAGTAAGCAGAGCAGTTAAAGACTTACCTTTTGCTTCATACCTACCGTCGCTTAACTTAAGGTTTCCGATATTTGTATAATTTCCTGCGAGGATAAGGTCTTGCGACAGGATAATATTGTCTGCCGAAACATTACCATCCATCGCACCCCAGTTTGCTCCATCATAAACATATCCCATGAAAGAATAAGTTTCAGGAGTTGTCCCCAGAGCGGTTTTAATGACGCAAATATCACCCTTTGCCGCCGCAGTCTCCCCAAGCGCACGAGCAATCGCATCATTATCTGTTTCGTTCGCGTTACGAACTACTTGATAGAAGTTATCTTCTGCCGCATCGATGAGTCCTTTAATTTGTTCTTCATCTGTTCCAGCATACTCAAGTTCGGTTCACTTAGAAGTGCCATCTCCGAACTTAAACTTCCGTGTGTCTGTCTCAATACCAAGCTCACGCTCCTTGAGGATAGGATCTTTTGCTTCCCAATTAGCTTTGGTATCGCCACGAAGTTGGAAACTTGTTTTAATAGTTGCCATTAATCAGCATTTCCTCCGTCAAAACTGACATCAGTATAATTATATCCAACTGCTACATAATCCTCTCCGTCCCAAAGGTATATAGTTGAGCTGGCTTTATCCAAATAAATTTTACCTTCTTCTCCTACTTCAGGAAAATTTTCGACTCCTTCGGCTGGGATAACCCCACTTGTGTTCGTCTCAACAATTTTCCCAATATCACGAATGAGAGTTTTACCCGTTTTGTAGGTTCCATCCGCTTTTTGAAACATAATATAGTCTGTTTCATTAGGAGTAAGGGTATCTAAATCTTTAACTTCTTTAATACCTCTCATTATTTCACCTCAAATCGAAATAAGGGTCTTACTGCCGCTTTTCAACTACAATAAGACCCATAGCGGGACACACTCCCACCTTTCCTTATATTTATATTATATCATAGATTTTGTTATTTGTCAAATTTACAGAGAAGCAAAATTTTTAGTGGGACAAACAAACTAAACCTTTACTTGTTGCGCCTGTAGCTGTTTTACTTTTGAGTGGATAAGTGTTTAAAACTGCGGGAGAAAGTTTAGTTCCATTAATCAGGAGGAAGAAGTTAGTGCTGCCAATCCAACATCCTGTTGTTCCTTCATTCACTGCTACTCCAGAACCACCTTTCACGCCCTCTGTATATTCATCCATCGAAGTTGCTTTGAGCTTTTCGCCGCTAACAGACATAACCGTAGAAACATTTGAACCGCAAACTGCGCAACGAACAGGACAACTCATAAAGCGGCTGCCTTGAGTATTTTTACCAGTTGTAGAAAGCTTTTCAACCGCTACTTTGAGTGCTTTGTTATTATCTCCAAAAGCAAGTAAGAAATCATCATCATTAGCATAGCCGACCCAAACAATTTCATCGTCATCCTTCAGCTTACATACATACGTTACTCGTTTAAATGTATACTCTGCGGTTTCACTTTTCTTAACCACTCCATTTTTGGTAAGTGAAATAATGAACTTCTTTGGTTCTTCTAAACACATTCCCGCGACTTCACCATCAACAGTAAGTGGAGTAATAGCTCCAATCTCAAGTTCCGCAAGATTAACAAGTGTCAGCTGACCCGTTTTGGTATATACCAATAAGCGGTTTTTGGTGCTACAACTTACTACATCATCAAACTTCATCTTTGTGGTTAAAGAGCCTTTTGTCGAGGTAGAAATCGAAGAACGCGGTTTTTCCACAACATAAAGTTGAGAACCACTACGCAAAACGACAATATCCTTTGGTGCAACATCATCCGCAGAAGTAGTGCCAATAGTTGACACTACTGTTCTCCGCGCATCTCCAAACTTTTTCTTAATATCTTGAAGTTGCTCAATAAGATATTTATCTCGCGCTCCATCAACATTACGAATCAGCTTATCATTATACTCAATAGTCTTTTTGAGTTCACCAAGTTCGCTTCTTAAATCAACTTCTTCCAAACGAGTTAATCTACTCAACTTCATATCAAGAATAGCATTAACCTGCTCCTCGTTGAACTTATAAGCCGCGATCAGTTTATCCTTTGCTTCGCTTCTTGAACCGCTTACTTTGATTAGTCCAATCACATTATCAATATCAGCAATAGCAACCAACAATCCTTCAATAACGTTTGATCGTTGATAAGCCTTGTTTCTATCAAACTCCGCAATCTTTCTAATCACTCCATGACGAAACTTCAAATACTCGTCCATCATTTCAATGAACGTAAGCTGTTTCGGCACCCCATCGATAAGCACTGTGTTGTTCATACTAATCGATGACTGAAAACCTGTTTTCTCACACAAATCTTTAATGACTTTATTTACATTAGCACCTCTACGACAAATTACGCGGATTTCAAAGCCTTTATTACCAATATTATTTTGAACGTTCTCAATATCAGTATATCCCTCATCAAGAACCATACTCTTAATCCGCTCATAGATTTTATCTTCAATACTTACAAGATAAGGAACTTCTGTAATTACAATATGAACCTTACCATTAACTGTTTCCGTATAATATTTGGAACGCACTTTTACACTTCCTCTGCCAGAAGCATAAATCCCGCGCAGTTCATTACCATTAATGATCGTTCCACCTGTAGGAAAGTCCGGACCACTAACATATTTCATCAGATCATCAACTGTGAAATTTCCGTTCTGTTGAATATACGCTATCAGCGCTCCACAAATTTCATTTACGTTGTGCGGCAAAGTTGTAGAACTCATACTAACCGCAATACCCAAGTTAGGATTACAAAGCAAATTAGGAAACTCACTTGTAAGAAGTGTTGGAATCTCTTCTTCTTCTGAATAGTTCATTTCCATCGGAACACATTTCTTCGCAATATTATTTGTCATCAACTCACCAAGCGGAGTTAAACGACACTCTGTATAACGACTTGCGGCTGCTTTGTCTCCTTGAATATTACCGCCGTTTCCTTGAATTTCTACAAGAGGATACCGCATTTTCCACGGCTGTGCCAATCTTACCAACGCATCATAAATACTTGAATCACCATGAGGATGAACACGTCCCATAACTTCACCAGTGATTTTTGCGCACTTTCGAGTAGGTTTAGATGAAACATTACCTACATCTTTCATCACATACAAAATACGCCGGTGAATAGGCTTACAACCATCAATAGCGGGAATCGCGCGGTTTTTGATTACCTCCATCGAGTAGTTCATAAAATTATCTCTTGCGAACTCGTTAATCTCCATCCTCTTCTCCTTCGTCCTTCCTTACGTTTTCTCCAATAAAATCGCGGCGCAACTGAGCATCTTTGCCCATCAAAGTATCGAACAAACTGATCGTTTTCTCAAGATCACTTATCGTAAGCTGTTCAAGTCTACGGTGCTGTGGATCCATAGTTGTTCTCCAAAGTTCATCGCTCCCCATTTCACCCAATCCTTTATAACGAGTAATATGAGAAACCGCGTTCTTTTTTTTATACTCATTAAGTTCTTCAGTGGAGTAGAAATAAAGTGTATCTTTTCCTTTTGTAATACGGTAGAAAGGCGCGATACTACGATAAAGATGACCTGCTTTTACTATCTCTGGAAAATGATACAAGAACAACGTACACAGTAGCAATGATATATGCGAACCATCTTCATCACTATCTGCGAAGATTACAACTTTATCATACCGTAAGTTGTTCAGATTAAATTTTTCACCTATACCTGTTCCAAGTGCTGTCGCAATGTCTCTAATTTCTTTGTTCTTCAACATATCTGCCAAATCCTTAGAACAAGTATTCAACACTTTACCTCTCAGCGGCATAATAGCTTGATAATGAGGATCACGTGCGGATTTCGCTGAACCACTGGCACTATCTCCCTCTGTCAACCACAACTCTCCACCCAACTGATTACAGTCTGCCAACTTACTTGGTAAATCTCTCAGCGTGTTAAGACTCTTTCCTCCACTTGCGATTTTATTTGCCGCTTCTCTTGCTCTTTGTGCCGCGCTTTCTGCTTTCGCAATACGAGTTAACATAGCACAAACAGTTTCAAACTCTTTCTCATATTTTTGCTTCATAAGTTTGATAGCTTCCGAGAAACAATTAGAAGCTAAAGTCCGCAAAGACGGATTGTTAATCTTAGATTTGGTTTGGTTAGAGAATGACGGGGACGCTACTGAACAGTTAATCACATAGAACAAATTTCTTCTAATAACATCACCATCAAAACTGCTTTCATTCAGTGTGTTCAGTGTCTTTGTAATCGCGGTTCTTGCTCCCGTAATTGGAGAACCGCCTTCTGGACATCTTAATCCATTAACAAAGACATAAGAAGTTTCTCTCTCACTTCCCCACTGAAAAGCAATTTCCATCCTATCTTTACCATCTTCTGCCACAAATGAAATAATATGAGGATGAACAGGATCGGGCAAATTATCTTTAACAAAATCTACAATACCATTTTTCGCGCAATACCTTTCTACTTCACCTGTATCATAGTTTTGAAGAATAAACTCAACTCCATTATACAAATATGAAATACTCTTAATATCTTGACACAAACGCTTAAATGAATACTGAATCTTTTCATCCTTAAAAACTGCGGGATCTGGAATAAAACGAACATAAGTTCCTGTCGCCGCACCGCTATAAGGCTCTTCCTTATAATCTACCAGATTTCCTTCTTCAAACTGCGCGGTCGCGCACTTTCCATCTCGATAGCTGCTTACAACAAAAATCTTTGAACTTAAACAAACACAAGAACCGCCTACTCCGTTTAATCCACTCGCATTTTTGTATGAACTATCATCAAATTTGCCGCCTGTATGAGCTTTTGTGTAAATATCAACCAGCACATTTGTTCCATCTTCTTTTACCAAAAACGGAACTCCGCGACCAAAATCTTTTACAACAACTTCATTAGTCTTTTCACTAAGTCCAATTTTAATTTTTGAACCATAACCACAAAGTGCTTCATCGGTCGCATTATTTACGATTTCTTTAATAGCCTGATAAGCACCTTCATTATCAGCACTACCAAGATACATCTGAATACGTGTCCTAACACCATCTCTAAAAGATAAAGTTTTTATATCTTCTGCTGTATAACTCAATATATCTCCTCCAATCTTTCTGCCTTATAATTATATCATAAAACGGGCTAAAAATCAAATTTTAGCCCTTAAGTTCCTCTAAGCATTTATACATACTATATTTATTTGTTTTCGTAATCATATTATCAATAGACCGCCGAATCCGCGTTTTCAACGCTTTTTGGTTCGCATTTTTACTTGCGGTATAAAGCAAAGTAAGCGCATGACTTCTTTTGTTGCTTTCTGGATGATCTGAAATACGAATACAAGGACTTGAGTGGCGGTTTCCAACTTCTACATGAAAATAAACAGAACCAGACGGAGCTTCATACTCCGCATACGAAAAACCGCGTTCTTTGAGATAATTACGAACGGTTGAAATGAAAAAGTCTTTTCTGCCGCTTACTTCATTTACCACTTGTCATCCTCCTCAATCGTTTTATAGAATATATAACAAACGTTATTTCCGCAGTTCAACATCGTAGAACCCAAATAGGTATATGAATTATTACATGAAGAAGTCATATCGAAATCATTTCTGCCGCAAAAAGCTGTATAAAACTTATAATGAACTGGTGCTAACTTTTCATCGTAAACCGCTTCTGCTACAACTGGAATATTATACTTGGTATTTACAGAAAGCGGGAAACCTCTCAACCACAGGTCTGTTTCTCCACAACAAGCAATCGAGTGTTCCAAAATAGTCATAACATAACTCCTTTGTTTCTTCGTTAGAAATATCGGGCGCCCAAACCCGTAAAGTAAACATGAATAGAAGTAAAAGCATCACAAGAATAAGAAAAGATAAAATAGATAACCAACTACGCATCAGTCCGCAGCCTCACCAACCGCGGATGACGAAGTGAACCATCTTCAGTGATTTCCATACAGGTGGCAACCGCAACCAGTTGTCCTTGTTTAATCAAAGAAGCGGCTTCAGAGCTTGCTAACCACTCTCGATCATCATCAGTTAATCCGCTTGTGATACGAACTTTTGTTCCTTTGTTATCTACTACAACTCCATTCTTCCATCCATTATAATAGGGCTTTGTGATAGGCTCCCAAGTAAGTCCTGCTTCCATATCAATATTACACGGAGAGTGCGGCAAAAATACTTTTTCTCCGTTATCATACGTTCCCATCCAATAAGACCAATTTTCCGCATCTTTACCTTCATAAGAACGACTTGGTTCAATGACGTTTACAACCGGCAACTCGATTTCTTGAACAATTTTCTTAACTTTTAATGACGTCCAAGCAGGACGTTTGCCGGGCGTATATTTGTAGCTGCGACGATGAATAACAATACCTTCTCCACCTTCTGCCAGAATATCTTGAAGAAAAGTCGGAAAATCTTCAAACACATAATCGGTAAGCGAAATATACTTGAACGCTCCTTTAGCCATCGGAGTGGCAGTTAACTGAACAAAACGCTCTCCATAAGTTTTATCCATCAAACTTTCTCCATCCCAAGCCAGCACATCAAACACTTTGAAAATAAGTTTTGGATTTGAACCGCTTTGCCGCGCAATCGCTTTTGCTGGGAGACACCTCAAAATCGCACCTACATCTTTGCTTGTTTTACTTACATCCGCAAAACAAATTTCTCCCAAAATAACTGACTGCGGCGGAAGCAGCTTCAGTTCTTCAACCAGTTGTGGCAACAGTTCTGTCTTATCACCATACGTGCCGCTAACTTTGCTAATCGTGCGACTTTGGATTTTTACACTACCATCCGTTCCAATAATAGCTCTGCCCCACTCTCCATCATTCTTCCGTGTAGCAATACAAGCAAAATCCGCGTTCTCGATCATATCCTGAGCTTTTTTGCTATTATAATCTAACGGTTGATAATACTTCATAGGCTCCATCGAGTAGAACCTATCAAAAATTTCTTGTTCCATTAGTTCCTCCAAATATAAATAATATCTTTGCCTTCCTTAAGTTGCTCCCAGATATTATTAAGTGCGTGATTACATTTATCCAGTTCTCCAACAGCAACAATAACATCATGCTTTTCGTTGCCATCAATCGCAGCTTTTACATTATACCAGTTCTTATATGCCGACTCGACCACATAAAAATAGTCAGGTGAAACCACATATCTGATATAATCATCATCAACAAAAGTAAAGACTCTCTTTGGATTTTTTGGTGCCTTTCGTTTAAAAAACATCTAAAATACCTCCTTTTTTCTCTTTCTATATATATTATATCATAAAATAAGAAAAAAGTCAAATTTACGCTGAAATTTGACTTCTAATCCGCCATTTTTGGCTATTAAAATAATCTATTGGTTGTCGGTTGAATATTTTCGTGGCAAATGAGGTTAAGCATAACATCAAACGGAGTTGTTGCTACTTTGTTTTTTGCTCGTGTAATTGCCACATAACAAATATTGAGTTCTTCAGTATTTCCAATAGGAAAATCTACTACAACAACATTATCATACTCAAGACCTTTTGCTTGGTGAACTGTGCTAACATTTGTAAAACCGTAAGTTTGAATTTTCTTTACTTGCTTATTTGAACGACAAAGAATTTGTGTTTTAGGATCAGTAAGCAGCTTCTTCATCGTAAGCACTTCATTAACTGGACTACCATCAACACAATTAATACAACTGCCCCAACCACCAAAACTATATACTTCCCCACCAAGTCCTCTTTCGCATTTAACTGTAGAAGGTTCAATTTCTACAATTGCTGAAGCGCCGCATAATGTTCCTCCATCATCAATAAGTTCCAGAGCTTCTTTCCTTACCGTTTCGGCATAATCAAAAATTTCTTGTTTAGAGCGGTAATTAATATCCAACTCGTAGAACGAAAAATCTGTTAACCGCTCAACTACATTATCAATCGAAGAACGAAACTGATAGATATTTTGCCGTGGGTCGCCGATATAGAATTTCTTTTTGGCATGAACTTCTTCAAAAAGCGCAAACTGAATTTCATCAACATCCTGAAACTCATCAACAAACAATCCATCAACATCATTAATACTGATGTCATACTCTTTCATCTTATCATAAAGATAAAGTGGTAAATCAGTAAAGTCATAAAGGCTCTGTTTCCGCTTAAACTTTACATAATCCAAACGAATAGCTTCATAGGTGCGTTTCAAGGAATCATCAATATCAATATTATAGTTGCCCATAACATAACTAAACAACATAAACTGATTAATATAATACTGATTTCGCTGTTGGCAAAGTCTTTTCAGAATCACTTTAATTTGGTCATCTTCAAGCAGTTGAACTACAAAACCAAACTCTGCTCCAATAGCGGCTAAACGCCTCCAAGCCCAAGCATGAATTGTAGAGATATCAATATTTGTTAGCGCATCAATACGTTCTTTAAGTTCTGCTGCCGCTTTTCGAGTGAAAGTAATGACTGTAATATGAGAAAAAGGATTTTCTTTAGCATAACGTTCAACCGCGCCAACCAAGCAGTGCGTTTTACCAGAACCTGCAGGCGCAGTGATAAATACTTTTGCTTCTGTGCTTTCAATAGCTTCAAGCTGTCGCTCGTTATATACTTTACCCATTACGCTTATCTCCTTCCGTGAAACCGTTCATCCGCAAGAACAGACGGAGGTGCTTCCAAGTTGGGAAGTAGAACTGAATATCCTCGTGCCCATAAAGTGACACAAGTTCTCCAGCGTAATCCTTTTTCAACTGGGCGTCATAGAGCCAAGCGGGATTTTCCGCTTCTTCGTTGTACTCATTAAGCGAAATAATATGATCGAACTTAGCAAGACTATTCTTTGGATAGTTGCCGTAGAACAGGTTATTTGTGTCTTTATCTAACTTCTGACCACTTTGGATTTTTAGAAAAAGCGTGTTCCAAAATCCATAAGGTTGGTTCATAAATACTTCTTTTTCATTTCCTTTTGCTTCGCCACAATACGTTTCTTCAGCAAGCAACGCCATCATTTGAACTGATAAGACTGTATCTTTTGGGTTATAAAAATCCTTCAGTTCCATATTAGCGTTAACAATATCTACCGGATGCTGCGGCAAAACGATTAATACATTACTCATATTTGTTTTCTATCTTTTCCTTTCTTGCTTTTACTGCTAATTTATCACACATTTCATTATACGTATCACCATCATGACCTTTGACTTTGGCAATGATAACCATACGCGGTTTTAAACCTTCATAAAGACCGATGAGCTGTTCCCAAAGATCGCGGTTTTTGACTGGTTGCTTAGAAGCGTTTTTCCAACCATTCTTCCGCCAATTCATATACCACTTGTCCTTGAAACAGTTGGAAATATAAGCACTGTCAGTATAAACTGTAGCACCAATTTCTTTTTGGGTTGAGAAGTGTTGAAGTGCGGTAATTACACCAAGTAATTCCATACGGTTATTTGTTGTGTCTTCTTCGTAACCATAGTAGGTTGGTCCGTCTACACAGATACAAGACCAGCCACCACAGTTGTCTTTGGAAGAACAAGCCCCATCGGTATAGTAAATCATTTTTTTATTTCCTTTCGTTAGGTTTTAAATATTTTTAAACGGTCAAAACATACATAATGAAGTTCTATCAGAACCAACTTTAGCATAAGTAATAGTAATATTATACGTATTTCCTGATTGGACAGCTTCAACAGTGAAATTACCTTGTTTTCCAGAAAAAGCCAAACCATCTGTTGTTGCCACTTCTAAAGTTAAGCTATGATTATTCTCTATATCTTCTTTTTTATTATATTTTATAACTAAATAACAAATATTGTCAGCAATTCAGAATCGTCCAGAAGTAGTTGAAAAAGTAAGATCTTTTTCTGAAGAACGTTGTAAAGTATCTATTTCTTTGCCTTGCTTTAAAATAACAGCTCCTAAATCGTCAAGTTCATCTTTTACATTTGTATTTCCAACAAAAAGATCTCCTCTTATTTCATCTCCAGTAATTTTTGTTGATTGAACCTCATCTGCTACAATTGTATCATTAACTGTAACTGTTTGATTAATATCTATAGGAACGTCAAAAGTTATTTTATCAAGAGAAGTAGAATAAGTATTGCTAAATAAAATATTTCCGCAAAATTTAGCGCCACCAATAATATTTAAAGATTTATTATTATCTGGATGTGCAGCATAAGGATCGGTTCATGTTCCAATTAAAGCTTTTTTAGAATTTAATTTTCCTTTTATTTCAACTTCTTCATCTACTGTAGCTTTGCCTGTAATTTCCGCATCACCATAGTATTTCATCTACTCACCTCTAAAACTTATAAACCAGCTTTCCATTAACATAAACCTGTAAGCTGAATTTATTAATCTTTGTTTTCTTATTTATCATATCGAGCATAATCACTCTGTTCGTTTTAACTGCAATCGGAGCACTAAGTCTTGCTTCACGCTCCCTATTTTCATCCAATATCAAACTTTGGAGAAACCAATTTACAAATAACTGAACAAAATGATCTGTCTCTTCCTTACTCGTATCTGCGCAAACAACATGAAACTGATAAAGTGCGCCTTCAATCATCGGAGCGCTTTCAACCGCATCTTCAATCTTATCTACAACGGTATGATAATCGAAATCCGAATGAAAAACAAATCCCGTCCCAATTTCACGACTTACAACACTTTGTGCTTGTTCACGCCGCAAGTCCATCTTATCCAAATCCAAAAATTTTGCTCGCATATTAATCTATCCTTTCTTCATTTTCCTTCAGCCAACAAAAAGCATGAAGTGTTCCCCACGCATCAGCATAAGCGTTGTGCTCGTTAAACATAAAAAATCCATCGTTTTGCGCAATATCCTTTAACGTCAAAAGTGAGCCGCGTTGTAATAACTCTTTAGCTTTTTTGTAAGTATCATATTTGTTAGGCAAAGTCTTCCAATCGATACCGTTTTTATACAAAATCTCTAAATCATTATCTAATCCGTGGCTCACTAAGAGAGTATTATTTGTTCCAACATCGAATACAACCTCATGAGCCAACGACCTCGCTCCGGCTAAATCAGTTCCATTATGGCGTAGGTAATCATTGGTAATATTTGTATAACCCATAAAGAAGCTACTTACAGACTGATTTGGGTCAATATAAGTGTTTGTGCTTCTTGTTAGCTGAAATACATCAGACTCAATCTTGCGTAGAGTGAGGGTGGCAAGTTGAATCAACACATTTTGGTCGTATTCGATGTCAAAAATCAAAATATTATCTTGGGGAACGTTGTTAATATTTAATTTCATAACGACGCTCCTTTTTTCTTTCTTTATATATATTATATCACAGTTTTTGATAGAAATCAAATCTATCCTCCACCGTAAATTCCACAGATTACTGCTTATTGGAAAAATTTTCCTTAACTTTAGAAAGTGCGGTTTCGATAAGTTCCGTTAAGTTTTCGCTGCCACTAATTTTCAGCAAAACTTTCATAATAAAAGGTGCTTTTTCCTTAAACATAGCTTCAACTGCTTCAAGCTTTTCTTGTCCATGACCTGCTCCGATTTCATCTTCGGCAGCAACAACAAGTCCAACGATGAAGTCGATCAAATAGGCTTTACGCTCTTCAGGACTGCGGTGAAAAATTTCCCACAGAAAAACTCCAATAGCTACAACCGCGGCTCCAATGAGGATAATGAGTTCAATATTCATATTACTTTTCCTCCTTTAAGTATAATCCGCAATGACACATCTGTCCTGCGTCTACATTTTCAAGAAAGTCTTTACACATACATTTTGTATCTGCGGTTCGAGTTAAAGCACAAGGGCAATATCCACCATTTTCCCGCAGTTTGGAACGTATGAGTTCAACGTGCTTTTTATCTTTACTTACACTGACTTTCATCTTTTACTTCCTCCAATCTTTTAGCATACTGGTTAGATGAAGCAAGTTCTACTCCAAGTAGCGGGTCAACATGATGAGGCTGATCGGGTATAAATCTTCCAAATTTGATGATAATATTTGAAAAGGTGGTTAAAACTGTTATCTTTGATGCGACTTCATCTTCTGTATAACCAGTATAAATAATAATAGGATCATCACTTATCTCACGAAAGCGGCTAATAAGTGAAACCATTTCATCGAATTGATCAAGCGGTTCCAAGCCACCAAAACAAAGAGCTTCTGTAATTGGATTATTAATATACATCGAAATAATACGTTCATCATCAATTAATAGCGTTGGTTGGTGTGCCAAACTTGAATTTTGACACACCATTTTTCCGCTTTCTTTATCACATTTAAAAGAACAAAAAGCTGTGATGATGAACATACAAGCCTTATGATAATTAACAAAATCCTCTACCACTATATCTTTAATCCTCATTAACTTTTTCCCACTGCCTCATTTGATATTCTGCTTTTCTTTCTTTGCTCCAAGTTCTAATAGGCGTGTAGAAGCCTACAATCCTCGTGTATTCAGTAGCAACTGGTTTTCCGCAAATCGGACATACTTTACCAAAGAAAGCATGATTATTTTCACAAGCCTGAATCTTTACATTAAAAGCAAAATAAGTTAAACCTTGATCGGCAATATAATTTACCAATCTCCACATTTGATTAAAATCTTTAATCGTAGTTTCCAGATTAATATGAGCAATACTGCCACCATTACAGAAAGAATCAAATAATGAAGCAATACGAATACGCTCAACCATCGTGGTTTTAATCCCAAGAGGAATAAACTGATTACCGTAAAGCGGTAAATCTCTAATTACTGTTTCGGGGTAAAGCAGTTTATCAGCTTGAAGCATTTTAACCGCAGCAGTTTCACCCGGAATTTGTTCAAGGTTCATTTTGTAATCTTTATCTTTAACAAACTCATTTTTTACTGCGTGAATAGTGTCAAAAATCCGCTTACCAAAATTATCTGCTTGTTCGGTATAAAAACTATTTCCAAGTTCATCTACTTTAACATATCCAAAACTTTTAATCGCTTCATAACATCCAATAACACCAATTGTATTATAGAGATGAGGAAAATCAATTAATCCTTTTGAAAAGTTGGGAAGTAAACCTTTTTCGACATTTCGTTCAATAATATGACGAACTACATCAAGCACCTTACAATCAAGTTCAACAATAGCTTTTAATTTTTCAAGATATTCTTCTTCTGTTTTTGTTTCAAGAGCAATTCGAGCAAGATTAACTGTAGAAACTTTGACAGAACCAACCTTTAATGCAGTTCCACCAACACTATTAAAATAGCCGAGGTCATTTATAGAAGATTTCAAACGGCAGCAATTACTTAAACTATTTACAGAGTCATCAATAAATAAGTTGCTATCGTTCCAAATCATATTATGCTTTACTGCCCAACGAGCAAAATCTTCATCTGCAAATTTTCCATCTTTGCGCAAAAGGGCAATTGTTAGTCCTTAATATTTACATAAGTTCGTTAAACTTATGCCATAGGGCTGTATGTTACCATACAGAGTAGACTATATCACATACCTAATTACCATTTATTAGGTATCCTCGCACTTCGAACCACTTGGTTCTACTCTACTCGCTTCTTCGGGCAAAATAGGTTCTTGCCCTATGCTTTCGATAGTCGTTGCCCTGTCCCATCTATATGGGCTTAGGTCAGGATTGTCCGTATAATGAATTGCTTTGTGGCACTTTTCACATACCACAATTAAATTATTTTTATTAGTAAAATCTTCATAAGATAAAATCTCATGATAGAAATTTTCGATATTACCAGAGTAGGCATTATTTACAAATTCATCAAATATTACACTAAATGGTTTAATGTGATGAGTATTCATCGTGCCACCGTGCTGCCCGCATATTTGACAAGTATAATCACAATTTCTTATCATTTCTTTTGAAATTGTTTTAAATAGACCTCGCGCAAGAGTGCGTTCATCAGTATATCCTTTATAATTTGGATTCTTTTCACCAATATAACGACCTTTCAATGCGTTACTAATTCTATTTCTCAGGTCAATATCATCAATTTTACTTCTTCTATTTTTAATACCCGCTTTATTTAATCGCTTAACAATGTTTTCACGCGAGCATCCTAAAATTTCTGCTATTTCTTTATCGTATAGACCTTTATTATGCAATTCAATTATATCGTCTAATGAAATATTTTTCTTTTTAGCCATTTAAGCCTCCAGATATATTTTCATTATACGGAGTTTCCCTGAGTTCACGAGGTTTTCATAATATATTACTATATTATGCCGCTACTAATTCAACGGGGAAGGTAAACATATTATGCTTTCTTATTTCAGCAATTTCCTCCAAGAAAAGTTTCTGAAACTCTTTAATACCATCAAGTTCATCTACCATAAAACTTCCATCAGGAAAAACTGCTCCACCAAACAACGCTTCCAAATAAGCTCCATCAAAAACAGAAACATTTGTAAAAGCTGACTGCATCCCATCTCTTGTATAAGGTTGATTTACAGCATATACAAAACGCTGAATCTGTTGCCGCGCATAATAGTCATCGCTTTTTGTAGCATATCCTGTTTTACAATCTTTTTTCCAAAAATAATACATATACGGAATGATATTAGGAAGTCCAACTGCGCCAGAAGATCTATTACTTGTAAAACTAATATACTCTTTAACAAAATCGACAAAAGTAGATAAGTGTTTAGGCGGTTCTGCATTAAAATTATTAAGAAAGAAAAGTCCTTTTTCTGCAAGATCCTTTAAATCATAAGCAAAGCAATAAGAAATATAACTGGAAGTATCTGCATCATGAAGATACAAAGCCTTTGACCACTCTGCTTCAAGCCACTCATTAGCGGTTTTAAAGCCATACTTTTTATTAAGTTCATAATAAATTTTGTTAAAAGCCAGCAACTTTCTATGAGCTTTTGGCATTTCGTTCATCATAGTCCGCATATCTTTATTACCAACATTTGCATTTCCATCAACAGAAACATCGGCAACAGTTGCGCTATCAATGAAATTATCAATAAAGTCTGTAAAACTAAGTTGACTATCAGAGAAGCCATTTAATTTAGCGAACTCTTCACCATACTTCTCCTGCAATCTGTTCCACTGTGTGGTAAAATTTTTACTTAATCTAATATTTACGTTCATTACTCACCTTACCTCTCATTGACCCATTTATTTGCTTCAGTAAAGTTCATAAAAACTTCTCCCACTTTAAGCACTGGAGCAAACTGGAAACCTCTATCAATAATTTCTTGAAAATTATTTGTAATCATAAAAGGAATACCTTTTGCCATTAATTTACTTTCAAGAACTTGGCACTTCGGGCATCCGCTACTATACAGAACCACTTCCATAACTTCTTAACTCCTATTTTATTAGATAAAACAAGGCGGAATTTTTCATCCGCCTTATCCTTTATTTACATATATCAAAATTTTCCGCTTACTGCTTCATTACCCCATTTGGTAGCTAATCCTTCAAAATAAACGCTATCATAATCAGGTAAAGATTTATATTTTTCTTTATCAGTTCTTCATACTCACTCTCGATACCAATATCTAATTACACTTGGAAGCGCAAAAAAGAGTAAATAACCTAAACCGCTAAACAGTAAGACTTGTCGTCCATGACCATACTCGTGCGGCAAAACGCTCTCGCAACCTTGTCCGTAGAATATCCACATCCCTAAACTAAAGCCACCAAAACTACCCGGCAAAGCGGTTGCCAGCGCATAGTGATAAGGTTTGGTTGAATACGCATTTCAATACGTAAAAATAAAAACCAATAACCCTATTAAATTAGTGGGAAGTCCTCAAGTTCATTGAACGACGTAATAAAATAATCTACCCATCAATTTCACCTAACAATTTATCAACTTCAGCGCACCATTTGCTCCGCATACTCTTTTTAAGTTCTACGTGGGCAAAGATTTCAAGTGGTTCCAGTTTCTCGATCACTTTTTCAAGGTCTGTTTTCCGCCTACTCATTGCTTTATTATCAACCTGATTATATGAGCCAAGAAAAATAACCTTGGAAAAATCTCCCATACGGGTTAACACTGTTCTCAGAGTATTAACATCACTATTTTGCGCTTCATCGAAGATAAGTATTTTGCTATCAAAGCTTCGTCCCCGCAAACTGAATACGGGAACTACTTCAATCTTGCTGCGCATATCTTGAGCATTATACCCTGAATAGCGCGCAATGACGTCTAAGTTATCCCATAAAGCTCCCATGAAGGGATCAATCTTTTCATTTATATCACCGGGCAAGAACCCAACTGACTCACCCACCTGATATACATCACGAGCATAGATAATCTTATCATATTTGCGGTCAACGTAAACCTGTTGTAGAGCACAAGCCAAACTAATAAGATTTTTACCAGTTCCAGCTGCTCCAGTCACGGCTACAATAGGGTGTTGATTATCCATCAAAATCCTAATAAGTTCCGTTTGTTCAGGATTACTTTTTGCCGTAATACCACATACGCTCATATTAAATACCTCTCGGTAGATTTTTATTTAATAAATGCCGGTAGAGCCAAATCCTCCAGTTCGTAGACCAGTTGCGCAGTCATCGGTTGTCAAAATACAAGGACAAATAACTCCCTGCATAAAACGGTCGCCTCGGTTAATTGAAACAGGAAACATCGAAGAAACTTTTGTGGCAATATGACCTTCGTTCTCCGCGTTAGCATAATCGCCATCAATATTTCCAATCGTATTTACCAACCTAAATCCATATTTAAAACCCCAACCACTACGCGGCATAAGAAGCACCCACATCACATCCTCATCAACGACAAACCGCACTCCAGTATAGATAATAGGATTATCAAGAGTGTTTTGAATCACCCCTATATCATAAGGAGCATAGAAATCATATCCAGAGCTGCCGTAGGTTGCGCGAGTCGGCAACTTAATATTATCCCACTCATTGCGCAAAGCAGTTTCACTGATAAGCGGCGCAATACTTCTTCTGTCTTTACAATACTGTTCAAAACTTACTTTTTCAAATTTAATCAAAACTCCCACCCACACCTTTCATAAACAATAATGTTGCTCGATGAAGCCGCATCATACTTAGATAGAACCTGAATAATCCACGGATAATCTTTTTCCGCGAACTTAATTTTTGTATACTTGGCTTCCAGTTGATTTCTTAATACGCTCCAAATTTTGTCAAAAATTTCCATCCGCCATTTTTGCCGATAATCCTCACGAGCAACTATAAAGAGAGTGTGATTTTTGAGGAAACAACTCCCCAATTTGAGATTTGCGGTTTCAGTAAGCTGCTCCTTAAGAGCTTCAAGTGTTTGCGGGCAGCGGTATTGGTATTGTTTTAGCAGTTCACCTGTAATAGTTGCCCGCTTATCAATAAGCACAATATTAACCGCTTTTCCCGCATACTCTTCTCTGGAACACTCAAAGAAATTATTTTTGGAAAACTGAATCACTAACTATCCTTCCTTTCGTTCGTTCATCCTTGCTACTGCTAAATACTCTTTTTCACAATTAGCGATAAATGAGTATAGGCTATCACAGTAGGTATTTCCGTGAAGCGAGTGATATTTATCATAAACGTAATGAATGTGCTGAAAATCTTCCATACTGACTTGCTGGTTATTACGCAACTTTGTAGCAAAATCAATAATTTCTGTTTTCAGACGGTCTTTTTCGTTTTTGTCCATATTATCAGACATTTCGAAAAGTTGACCTTCGATTTTATCGAACTTATCATCTTGTTTAGTGTTAATATCTTTTTGCTCTTTAAGAATTTCTTCCACGCTGTCCAATCGTCCTTCAACACTACTTAATCTATTTTCTATACCACCGAGCGGTTCCATAATCTTGTTTCCGAGGTTTTCCAGCCGCGCGTCAAGGTTTCTTTCCCGCTTTTTATCGTAGTATTTTATAATAGGTCAAATAGCACCAACGATAGAAACGATTGCTCCAATTATGGCTACCCAAACTGGCGTCATCATTCTCCCTCCGGTTTTCACCCTCATCCTTATATAAATATTATATCATAAAATTTGAGATTTGTCAAATTTTTGTTCGTAACGAAGCTTAACAAAAAACCGTCCCAAAAATACGGGACGGTAGATTTTTTACCTTTTATCTCTTGGCAGGGAGTAAAGGACTCGAACCCTTACCTACCGTTTTGGAGACGGTATTTTCTATGGTTTTGAAGACCACTGTGCTACCATTACACTAACTCCCTGTAAAGAAACTAAGGGGAGAAAATCTCCCCTATTTTTTAATAGCCAAAATCGTCCTCTTCGTCCTCAAGTATTTCAAGGATAGCATCAATTACTGCGCTGAAGTCTGCGGGAACACGCTTTTCTTCATCGCCGTTCTTAATAATCACTGCGGCACAGTGGTAAGGACTTACATCCTCTTCTTCGTCATCTTCATAGCAGGCTTCCTTATCGGGGCAATCATCGCAATCACAGTCCCACTCACAGCAGTCGTCGTCATCATCATCCTCGTCGTCGTCCGTCAGTTCATCCATAAGCTCTTCAATTTCAACTTCTTCTGCTTCCAGTTCCTCGATCCTATCATAAACTTCAGACAGTTTACTTTCTACTTCCGCAATCTTTGCTTCCAGTTCATCAATTTCAGCTTCCAGCTTATCCTGCTCTTCGTAGTTCTTATCCAGTTCCGTCAGAACATCATCCAGCGCACTTGCCAGAAAATCATCGTCCTTGTCATCTTCCTCTGCCTTGGCTACTGCTTCAAGTGCAAGAACCGCTTTCATCGTTTCAGCCGCATCCTTTGCATCACACGAAAAATCTCTTCCCAGAACTTTAGAGTGAATAATCATTTCTTTCTTTTCCTCTCTTATTAAGTGAATTAGCGGTTTTTCCGCTATTTATGTAAAACGGGTAGACTAAAGCATGGCTCTTTAACCTACCCTGTTCGGAGATGAAAGAAATTTTCATCCCACCGCTTATTTATTAAGCGCATTACGGCTTTGCTCTGTCCTTCTTTTAGAAGTATCAACCTCTTCCGCAGTAACATAGCGTGTGTGCGATCCACCGGAAGTTCACAGCTCGGCGTACCGAGCCACCGCAACTCCCACGGTTGAACTTGTCTTGGAGAACAAGTAATCTCGTAAAAGCAATCCATATCAGTCCTTTTACTAACTGCTTCACTCTCTCGCGGCGAAGGGCGAAGGAAATGATTTTTCTTTGGGGAGACAAAGAGGACAACTTATTTCCCTTTACAACCTGCTGTTATTAACCATCAACTGCTTAGGGCGTCATATTTATTAGGACTGCGCGTTCCATCCGCAACACGATGCGTTCGATTAAGCGTTATCGCCCTTAATTCGGCGCTGTTATAAGCCAACAGTGCTCATCATGCTACTCTTGATGAAGAGGCTACTTCTTTCTTTAGCGCTTGTGTAGTTATCCTTGCGCGGGCAAATAGCCAACCCATCTATGCTTGGGTCGCAAAAGCGAGGAAGCTTAAGGGTTAAGATGAACCCTAAGCGGTAGAGCCGCTTACTCGGTCAAGAGGATTTTGTCGGCGTGAAGTTTGAACCGCAACTTCTGTGGAGCGACCACTTTACCGGACTACTGTGGTAAGTCATACCGCGCAAGAGGGAGTTTGCTGCGCCAAACACTTATTCTGACCGAACAAGTACGGGTTGGTAAAAGCTCCAACTGCTATGAAATTAATAACTCACCAAACTTCATTAAGCGGTTCTTAATACGTTTAGAACTCACGGCACACTTTAAAGTAGCGGCTCGGGATGCCTCCCACTGGTTGTTTTAGGGGTTTCAACCTCCTCGCCAAGTCTCGTTTGGCAGACGAAGCAAAATGCGATCTCAAAAGCCTTTGTAGGTTCCGGTTGCCTTTTTGTTTACTTTTGACTGAAGATTACTTCCGCCTCATCCCCGAAGTATGATATAATCAATTCATCGAGAGCACTTGCCATCCATTTTACTTGCGGTTGAGATTTCTCTCAATTTAAATACTTATAGCGACCTTCGTCATACATCTGTTCTTTAGGGTTCCTGTTAACATACGTTTACGGGAGTCTGAGCAATAGGTTGCGATCCTACGCTTCTCCAATAGTTGGCGAACCAACGAACAACGCGCAAAGTTGATATTTGCGAACTTTCACCGAGCTTCAGAATTAATCTTTTTGTTAATATCATCAAAGCTATTATTTGATATATTGTGATACGGCTACTCGCACCTCTTCGACAGTTATACACGCATCACTGCGCTTCAACACACCAGCTTCCTTTGAGAGCGGGGCAGATTAGTTTCTCATGCTAACTACCTCACGCGGGACGTATTACTACGTTGCCACTTGTCGCTGCTGTCGTTCGAGTTGTTTGGAACTTCCAAATTAGACGCACAAACTACTTCAAGGCTCTAAGCCCTTCCCACCGTTAGCGTTCCCGCTAATTGGTTTCATTGGATAAACAGTATCCCACTTATCCAACTTTCAAAGTAGCTTTCCCGACCATCAAACAAGATGACTTCATCGGGGTCTATAAGTATTTAAGTTGGAAGAAATCTCTTTCTTTATCTTACATATTTATTATATCACATTTTTGTTTTCCTTTCAAGTTTTAAGTTGAGCAGATTTTTGATTGAAAAAAATTTTTTTTCTTCTTTCCTTATCTTGTATATATATTATATCATAGATTTGAAAGAAAATCAAATTTTAGATCGAGCATATTTTTTTGATGGCTGCGGAGACACGATTTGAACGTGTAAGCCGAGGCGCAAGAGTCAAAGTCTTGTGTGTTTACCATTTCCACCACTCCGCAATATTCCGGCTGTAACGGCTACCGTCCATTTAACCTCTCATCGAAGCACCGAGTTTAGTTGCTAATTAAATCTACGCGTATAATTTAAAAACAACCTAAAATCCCTCACCCGACTTGAACGGGACTGCACGCCATCTGAAGGGGATATGTGGGCTTTTCCACTAACGTGAGGATAAGCCCTAAACCCGTTCATGAACTGGAGGGTTAATGCTTTGGTCATCGACCCTGCCTTAATACACCCCGATACTTCCATTTAGTTTATCGGAGCTACCCGAAAAGATGTTGGAGTATCTGCAAAACGATTCATCTTACTTTGGTGCTCAAGGTAGGATTCGAACCTACAAAACTTCGGGTTTGAGCCGAATACATATACCAGTTCTGTTACTCGAGCGATAAACAGGTTTACTTTTAGAGGTTAAGAAACCCTTGGAAAGAACCCCACATTTTTTGAGCCGGGAGTCGGTGAATGTGTTAACGCTGCCGGCATACTGGTAATTGAGATGAGACTTGCACTCATACGAGCCGTGTGCCGCTTCTTCGGCTTATCGGTCTGAGGCTTTGGGTATCAAGAAGTTTCTTCCCTCAGCCCTTACGTTTTCCTAATTAAACTACTCAATCAAATCAGTTGCACTACCAGCTACTTAATCCTGCAATATGGCTCCCCGAACAGGACTTGAACCTGTGACATCATGATTAACAGTCATGCGCTCTACCGACTGAGCTATCGAGGAATAGAAATGTTGGTTGCTTCAGTAAATAATTTAATATAAGAACCAACTGAAAAATCATCCAAAATACAGATTTTCTTTTCTTTTTCTATAATAATTATACCATAATTTTTACTTCTTTTCAACTTTTTCTTCAGGCGAAATTTTCGCCAAAAGCTCTTGAAGTGCATTTTCCGCTTCTCGAAGCGTTGAAGCCAAATTGGGGAAGTCGATGTTCGCATAATAATTTGCAAGATCGTGAATCTTTGTTAAAACTTCTTGTGGTGTTGGCATATTTATCTTCCTTTCAAAACCTCCTTGGGGTCGATGAACCCCTTGGAGGAAAACGATTACGCCACTGTTGCTATGGCGTTGGAGCTGACGGAGGGACTTGAACCCACAACCTACTGATTACAAATCAGTTGCGCTACCGTTGCGCCACACCAGCATAGAATGGTTTTACGGAACCAACGATTGGTTTTTCTTTGCTACCAATAAACAATGGTCGAGGTGGTGCGACTCGAACACACAGTAATGTCCTGATCCCAAATCAGGAGAGGTTCCTCTTCCCCTACACCTCGTTAAGCGGCTTACAACCGCTCGAAGATCAACTTCTCTGGCAGAATCCCTTTACACACATAGATCGAAGCAAAAGCAACACCTTTAGCCATTTGAGTTTGCGCTTCATCAGTAAAGAAGTTAATACGCTTATCAAAAATAAGTGCTTCACTTCCTATCAAATCATCAAATCGCTTTTGTCCTTGAAGTGTAGGAAGCGGCAAAAGCATGGCATAAGGTTTGTTCAACTCGGTCAGACGCCGCAGAATATCATCTTTAATACTAAAAGGCGGATTTGATACAATAATATCATAAGGTTCTTCAGGCTCATAAAAGAAAAAGTTCTTATCTTCATCAATATGAGAATGTAAAACACGATATCCTGCTTCCTTAAATACACGCACATAGGAACTGGTTGCCTTATCAAAAGGACACCAAAGAACCTTATCGGTTGGGATGAATCGAAGAAGCGGTTTTACTGCTTCGGGCGGAGTAAAATACTCGTCGCTTGCTTTGTCTGTTTTTGCTGTTAAATAGCCTTTATTAACACTCATTTCTAACTCCTTATTTGGTTGCGGGTTGGAGACTCGAACTCCATTTTCTGACTTATGAGGACAGTGAGATAACCATTACCTTCCACCCGCGATATAGCGCGAAAACCGCTTCTTTGGAGTGAGCAGATCCATTAAGCAATCTTCGCTCTCGGTTTAGTAAGCCAAACAGACGTATTTTGGGAAAGCTCACTCCCCACTAATAGTCTTCAACCGCTTACTCTGGTTTAAAGACTCACCGATTTGAGGACGAACCGATAACCGTAGCCTTGGTGAGTTCTGTTAAATAAGGAGATAAGGTTTTAGCAAATCTCCGGTTGGAGCAGTATACAAGATTCGAACTTGCGCGAAATGCTTGGAGGGCACTTATGCTACCATTACATCAATACTGCGGGCAACGGACGCACACTTCTAAAAAGGACGTCCGCAGAAACTGTTTCTACACATGGCAGATCAGCTGTGATAGACTATTGCGAACTTGCCATCTATCAGGCGGCTCCTTTAATTTCTCCTCCAACCAACAGGGATACGCCGCAATGACATAACTGCGGAGACTTCTTCTCTTTTTATCGAGTCTTGCGAAGCCACAACTTCTCCAATAAAAATACGGCTTATCTCTTATGATAATTTAACAACTGCTACAACTGCCGTTGCTGGTGTTGGGATAGTATACTTTACCAACCTCGTTGAACCATATTATAAGCGGGGAACATCCCACACTACTCTTTTTTCGTTCTCAACGAACGCCGTTCGCACGAGCAGTGCTACGGATTAATACTTCCCGACTATAACGGACTAAGCTATGAATTTCACATATACGGCTGTTCAAACACATTTAACCCCTTCTTACCGGTTGTTCTCAATACTGGATATTACTCCAATATATCACATCGGGGCACCTCCGCTCGTTGCGGTCAAATCCGCTACAGTAAACGGGCGATTTATAATCCTCCCTTTTCCGCGTGTCCATTTCTGGGGTGCGATAGGTGGAGGAACACCTAAAATCCAAAACTCTAACGCTTCTTCCGATATTTTTCTTCCCTCGTAATAGCTTGTTTTGGCGCGACTGTTAGTTCTCAATATCCAGTCTCGGGGAAAGGCAGATTTTCCAGTGCCTCATTAAACTTTCGTTATCATCACCGCTCGCGCTGGGTATTTACTCCCATATCTTTGTGGCGTCCCACACGTTCTTCAATTTGAACTACCGTAGCCTATGCGGATTTTGTTGGCGCTCCGTATGACCCCTACCTTTTTAGGCAAAATGATAACTTGTAATTTTGACGAACTTTACCAAACGTATATTAGAGGACTCGAACACCTCTGTGGCAGACTCCATTCCCACCTCTCTGCTTTGTGGACTATCTTACTCCCAAGTCCCAACGGTCTACTACACGAGACTACTCGGCTACCTAATTTTGTTAAGGTACAGAACTCCAGTTTATTCTACACACTGGCAGACTTTGCGCGTTATCCGACCTGCGCAACGGAACAAACAACGAAGGTTTGTTATCTTCGTCCCCGTTTGTGGGTTCGAACCACTCAGCTTACTACTGACGTCGGTAGAAACAGCCTACACCATTCGGGGATAGGAGGTGAGAAAGATTTTTTTTATTTTTTTTCTCTCTCACTTTCTATATATATTATATCATAAATTTCGTTTTTCGTCAAATTTTCGTAAGAGCTAAACTTCCTCTCCAAGACCCTTAAGCGCATTATCAATAGAAAGTCGATAGTTTGCGTCGTAATGAGCCAAAATACACTTAGGATACTTGGGATGAGCAGGATCTTTCAAATACTCACCTTCACCAATTTTAACTACCTTGTTAACATGAGTGAAACCAAATCCTACTGGCGGGAGATGAGATACCAAATCATTAAGATTTCGCACAGGGTAAAAATTTGCCCAACGCTCTTTAAGTTCTTTCTTCATTGTCCAACCAAAATAGCACCGAGGACAACCGAAGCCATAGCCTACCAAACCGCCATCTCGCAAGTCAGGACGATGAAACCACACATACTCATGAGCAAGTGTAGCAATAGCAGCTCCATGACTATAACCCACAACGACGATACGCTTGTAGGCAGGATTAGCCACTTCATCCGCAATATAGGGTTCAATAGATTTCCAAACTCGCAGGAAACCACGATGACAACGCCACGAGATCTCCATATCCTTGTAGGGTTTAGCTACAAAATCAATATTTGAAAACCAATCTATTTTACTATGCGACCACTGAAACAGGATATAAAGTGTTTCTCCTTCTACCTGAAGAGAGTAGTCCCCGTCATTCTCAACATGAACATAGGTTGCGTTCAAACAGCGGGAAAATGCGTTTTTAAGCGCGTAGTAATCCTCTTTTGTTAAATTTTTTGTGTCCATTCTTTTTACCTCATTAAATAAAAACTGGAGGAGGAAAGGAGGTTCGAACTCCTGCGCGGTTTTACCCGTCTAATTGTTTAGCAAACAATCCTCTTTACCGTTTGAGTATTCCTCCATTTGGTGCGCTCTAATAGATTTGAACTATCGACGCGTAGATTAAAGGTCTACTGTTCTACCAACTGAACTAAGAGCGCGTAGCGACCGTGGGGATCGAACCCACATAAGCCGGTTATGAGCCGGAGGTTCTTCCTTTGAACTAAGTCGCTTGGTAGTGGATACCGGACTCGAACCGATTTCTTAGCCTTGAAAGAGCTACGTCCTTACCGCTTAGACTAATCCACCGTGGCGGGAAGAGTAGGATTTGAACCCACGGACGGTTATTAGCCGCCTACTGTTTTCAAGACAGCCACCTTAAGCCTCTCGGTCATCTTCCCATATAAAGTTGCTATTTATGTAATGAAGGGCAACTACTCCTCCAAGTTATATGCGTTCGCGACCGCACCGTATAACCAGCGGGTTCATAGGTTCTACTTATCTTTACAGACTGGACGCGCTTTATTTTATGCCAGAACTTTAGAGGTCATGACTCCTCTGCGTTAATAGTAGATAAGGTTCTACAGGTCTACCTTGATAAGCAAAAACTATGTATGGTCGCCCCCAAGAGACTCGAACTCTTATACCAACTTGGCGTCAGATCTTAAATCTGAAGTGTATTCCATTCCACCACGGGGCGAGGACGCAATTATTTACGATTTGCGAACGCTTGACGCTTTGGAGAAAGGAGTAGCCAAAGCGCTTAACGAGAGGAACCACCACAAAACCTCAAGATAGTTTTTAGCACATAGCTTGGTGGAAGCGAAGAGATTCGAACTCTCAATCCTTACAGTCCACATTGGGTTTAAGTAAGGACTCCACCCGGAACGCTCCCATTAGCGGGAAAATCCCGCTTAGTCGAACATATGAACGAAGAAATCAATCTTTCCCTTAACCCTCTCAACAATCACATCAACTGCATTGAAAGGCTTAGGAGAAATGATAAATGCTTCTGCGCAAGTAGTCCAGTTATCCTGTTTGCGGTCAACAACCTTAAACAGGAACCAAACAATCCCATTTCCCGCAACTGCTCTATCCATTTGAGATACTACAAACCGCGGTTCAAGTTCTTTGTTAAGTCTACGAATAGCCTTATTTACATCACGCTGAAAGTCTTTTACCTTATGATTCCTCATTTTTTTAACTCTCTTTCATCTTTTCTATATATATTATATCATAGATTTGATTTTTAATCAAATTTTAGCTTGACCTTGGTTTACGCATAATAGGCTTGCGCAATAGTCTTAGAATCAATGAAGTCAGCAAACTGCTTCTGAAGTTGTTCATATTCTGTGCGGTTGTTATCATACATATCTACTACATCATCTGCGGTTTCATCCTTACAAAACTGCATGAACGTAGGATAGCCATCTATCTTACCAGCAATATTTTGATACTCCTCATAGGCAAAAATTTGTGCTTGATCAAAAGCATCATCTAAGCTATCTACTAATACTTCGGTAGTGAATTGATTAACTCCTCTCACTCCATAAACAATCTCAAACCACATACTTATATCCTCGTGCTCCAGTAAGCATTACGGCAATCCTTACAACAATACCTGTCTCCTGCAGTATTACAACCTCCCTTATAACTGCTGTCCACGGTTTTGGGACAAATAATGGGAACACCACCATCCATACTACAATCAGGGAACATTTTAAGAAGTTCGGTTTGCCGCGTTCTTTCAGGATTATCCTTTACCCAGTGTTCAACTGTTGCTACCATCTCGTCCCAATAATGAGTCGAAAGATGATAATAATCAAAACACTCTGCTTTCAGCATACAAGTTGAACACTCACTGTCTCCGCAAATACGATCTTTCGCTTTCAAAAACTCTACAGCATCCATCCTTATATACTCCTTTCTTCTCTAAATCTCTTCAATCTTTCTTCAAGCGCTTCTTCAGCCTTATCTCGATCAAAGAAAACTGTCTTTCCAATTTTGGACTTAATATCTAAACCATACCAGTCTGTTTGAACAGTATCTTCATAAATATCACAGTCCATAATTTCAAAAGGACATTTATAGCAGTTATTTTGCGGGCAATCTACATTATCAGGGCAGTCGCAATCACTTGTATCAGAGATAACATAAACCTTCGTGCCAATAGGACAAGGAAGTTCAATGATACAATTTGAAGCCTTATAGTTTGCGCAAAAATCAAATCCACCGCGTTCTTTAAAGTCTACCAAACTACAAACTTCATAATGATAACATTTTTTACAATCCATTAATCTACCTCCACATAAATCATTTCACCAATTTCGGCACCAGCTTTAATCAATTTGTTGTTCAAATCTCTGAACGTCTCAGCATAATAGCCATAAGAGAGGAACGGTTCGCAGCCATCGCAACACTCTGTAGGTTCTTTAACCTGAAAGTAAAGATGATCTGGTGTATCTGTTCCATACATATAATCCTTTAATCGATCTTCAAACTGCCACGTAGAAAGTAAATCTTTATAATTATCGCGCAAATCCTCAAGTTTGATATGATGATAAGTAGTAAACTTACTCGTTTTCCACATCTTCCTCATCCTCCACTTTGTGATACAAATCGGGAAATAAACGCGCACGCGCATCTGCAAGCTGATCATAAATTTCATCCACAAGACTTTCAAGATTTTTTGCTGTAAGAATTTTATCTACAAGATCTTTATACGAAATTTCGTATTTCATCTCTGTAATTAAATTTTCTTCGTCGATGAAATCACAAGCATCATCAAGCGCATCCTCTTCGGTTTCAAACTCTTCACCATCATAACGAACCCACATATTTTTTAACCTCTTTCTTTATCTTACATATATATTATACCATAAATTTGAGGCTAAATCAAATTTTAGTCCCATAAATCACGGTGCCAACGTTTCAGTCCATCAAGACCTTCTTTATAAGCGTTTTCCCGCAATTCTTCGATTTCTTTATCGCGTTCCCAATACTTTTCACGAACGTGCTGAAATTCCTCATTATCCTCGTAGCTGATTTTTAAAGAAACACCGGTATCCTCAATTTTACGTGTTTTATCAAGAAACTCATAATAAGTCTTAAGATACTCGTTCTGCCAATACATCCGCGGCTCATAAGCTTTGTGAAAATTAAGTGCCAAATTCTGCAAAGTAGTTTTCCACGCTTCAAGCGCTTCTTTATCGTCATCTTCGGCAATTTCCTTAATATTAATTCCTTGACAAGCAGTAGGGAAACCAGAAGGATTTTCTGCAAGCTGATCTAACATTTCTCCAAGCAAGAAAGTATGATAATCTGAAAAATTCCAAACATCAAAATCGCTATACCCATAGCAAGCGCGTTGCCATACGTATTTAAGGTTGCGAAACCACTGCCCAATATTTCTGAACCAATTACTCGGATACTTCCAAGGAGACATACCAAAACGAAATGCACTCCAAGATTTATCCTTTTTCCGTTTTGTCGCCATATTCAAATACCTCAATATTCAAAAGTTTTTTCAAATTTTCTTTTTGTTCGACAGTCGGTGGTATCCAATTCGCCGTATCTTCATCTATTTTGATATGAAGAGCGCCACAAATAACAATCTCTGCAATTACCTTTGGGATTCTAACATTCACAGGAGCAGAACCAGCAAGTATATTCATTTCCATGATTAGACCTCCGTTGTTCTTTTCAGCCACCAACTAACAACTTCCTCGTTGCTTGGAACACCATCCGATTCAGGGAAATAGTCGCAATGCTCAAACACTTCACAACGTGAAGCCTCAAAGGTATAACCATCTTCGGTAGTCATTTTCATAGCGGGACATTCTTTACAGCACTCCACATCAAATTCTCGTGTCCAAGGAGTGCCATCAAAACCCAACTCACTCAAAAACCGCGTGAGTTCTGTTTCACTCATATTTTTAATTTTCTCATAGTTAGTCATCAAACCCGAACTCCTTATACAAAATATACGCTGTAATAAAATCACCTTTTCCATAAGGCACGAACTTAATATCTATGATAATATAACGGTCTTCGTTCTTTCGTATCCACTCATTAATAAGTGAAGCGATATCTCCTTTTCCAAATATAGACTCTACTCGCACGTTCCTACCTCCTTACCACACAAAATTTGGATGCTTTTTTACAAAAGGTTCAATAACTTCTTTAATAGCGCGTTCTGCTGCGCTGTATGAAGAAAAATGAACACAAGGAGCGCAAAGTCCGCAGTCAATTACAACCACATAAGATTTTGTCTTTGGAAAATAAGATACATAAAACTGATTTGGTTCATCTGTCGCTTCATATCCATAATTCCATGCAAATCGCAACAACTTGCGCTGAAGAAGCTGACGAAGATATACTTGCTCCGCAAAATCTTTATCGTTAAAATAGTTGCTCGCATTTTTTAAATTATCATCTAATAGATCACCACTCTCACCAAAATTATCAACTTTTCCGTTCTTATCTACATAATAATACATTTTTCCTTCCGCAACTCTTTCAAACGGATTATTTCGGTTCTTAGCCAATCCGAGCGCATTTAGCTGTTCTGCGGTCAATACAACTTTCTTCCCATTTATAACAAGATAAGTATCCATATCATCCCATCTATTTCTCCGAATAATTTCCCGCATTTCTTCAACCATTCCGTAGCTATCTGGATAGTTTTTCATATGAATTTTTACTCGATAGTTTCTACCAGTTGTTTCTAACCATTTCAACAACTCAATATAATCGCCACCTTCGGACTTCCAACTGCCAGCGTCAGTGTCTACATTAATTATCGTGAGAGGATCTCTGTCATCATCTTTTTTCTCATAAGTCTCAATGAAAGCTTTTGCTCCATTAACGCCTCTACACCAAGCCCATCCTTCAGGTGCTTTAACAATATCATCAACCCAGAGTTTCATACTAAATCTCCTTTTCTTTTTTCTATAAATAGTATATCATAAATTAAGCTAATAATCAAATTTATGCTCCATCAAAAAAATAAAAGAAGGGGAGTAAAACCTCCCCTTTTATCCTCGGACAACTTTCGTCTCTGCTCGTCAGGTATTTTCTTTTTACACTTATATTATATCACAACTCGTGCTATTTTTCAAATTTATACTTTCGCACATTTCTATGAAAATATCATAATCTTCTTGTTCAATACCTATTCGAGACGGGTTAAATTCGTTATAAAAGACTTTTTTATCTTTCATTGCACTTAAAACCTGATAACGCGAAATATGACCATACATCTTGAAAATATCTTGTTTTGGCACCATACAAAAACACATCAGCTTAATATAAGCCACATCACTGTTGTCAAAACTATTCCAAGTAAGCGGTTTTCGCGCTAAAAGAGTATCAAGCACAAGTTTACGCCGCAACTGCTCCTGATTTGCGGTTTCATCTGTTGGATAAATTGCTTTAGGATTTTCTTTGTTTTTAGAAATATAGGACTGCGGATATCCAGTTATAATTTGTATTTGCTTAACTGTATATCCTTGAAGTCAAAGATACTTAATAAAACTCACATTATACATATCTTAGCCCTCAATATCCTCGAAGAAAATGCCCAATCCCGTTTCTCTAAGTTGCCGCAAAAGCTCTTTTGCCAAAATAACAATATCAGGATGAGCAGCCGCAGAACTCCTCAACTTAATAAAATGCCGCAATTCCCGCAAATTCATACTTACAACCATTTCTGTTTTAACGCAATTTGGCAATACTGCTCGCGCATTTTCTGGCTTCAATCCCATATCAAGCAGTGTAAAATAAGCTTTTTCCGCTTCTTCAACACTTTCAGACAGTTTTTCAAAACACTCTACACACATTTGATCGCCCATAGTAAGCGGTTCAAAGTTAGCAACAGCGTACCGCAGCCCTTTTCCATACCAGTGCGGATAAACGCAAGTAATTTGGTTGCCAAACTTATCTTTGTTGTAAGCGCAATACCGCTGACTTTCTACGCTATATGAAGCCAAACGGTGTCTACTCCATTCAGCAAGAACTGCTCTATCGCACACAACTCGGAACGTAATTTTCTCGTGCTCAAGAATACTCTCGTGCCCTCTCTTAATACAAGAACGAATGAGCTTTTCACCGCTATCTTCCGTCATCAGATCGCGGCTTTGATAACAAGTGCGGCAAGCAAACTCTACAGTCCGAATAATTTCTTTAGCGTCAATTTTGTCGAGCAATTCAATTTCAGGATCAACCCAAATCATAAATTAGCCCTCCAGAGCTTCCCACTCGTCGCAATACTTATACTCGATTGAAAGAAGAGTATGCTCACCAATGATTTCGCCTTTAGCCTTCTTCTCTTTATGAATAGTAGAAGTCTTACCAATCAGAAATCCTTCATCTTCAGCTCTCTTGCGCTCTTCCGCAATCTTTGCGTCCGCTACACGTTCATCATCGCAAATAAACGTGCGCGTTTCCTTAAAAATAGTCATGCTTTAATTCTCCTTTCTTTCTAAAAATTAATTATCGGTGCTATTTTCAGCACTATCATTTTCTCTGTGCCAACGGAAGTTATCAACTGCTTCCGCTTCTTCATCATCCAACCACTCCAGATGTTTGTAAGCAACTTCTTCATCATCGTAGTCATATTCAATGATAAGAGCGTGCTCCTCATTCCGAACCGCGGTTTTATAGCCATTCTTCAGCAAAATTTCAAGAACCTTAAAACCATCTTCCCAGTGTTTGTCATCAAAATACAAATATCTTCTATCGTTTACCATTTTACATCATTTTCCTTTCTATATCTATTCAAATTATAATGAAAACTGTCGAGTTCAACTCCAGTGAAAAATTTACTATAGTTAAAAGACTCACTACCATCTTCGTGCTGTGTGATACGGTGTTGCGGTTCATTATAAGTGCGAAACTTCTCTGAACGCATCGCTCTGCCTACTTGAGAACTGCGGGTTTCCGCTTCTTGATTTCGTTGATCTTCAACCTGTTTCTGATAAATTTGTGCCTGAAGTTTTTCCTTACAAATATCAATATTTTGTTTTTGACTACGTTCCGCATCACTTTCTACTACCAAACCTGTTGGCACATGAAGCATACGAATTGCGGAACTGTGCTTATTAACTGCCTGCCCTCCAGCCCCTCTTGCATGCTTAACTTGAATGACTATATCTGCATCGTTGATAGGAATACATTTCACCGCTTCGTTGATAGGAAGAACTGCAACACTTACCGTTGACGTATGAACTCGTCCTTTTTGCTCGGTTTCTGGCACTCGTTGAATACGATGAACTCCAGCTTCAAGTTCCATATGAGCCAAACAACCAATCCCGCTAAACTTAAAAGTTGCGGATTTAAAGCCTATTTTGCCGCTATTATCACACTCAAAGTCATCGATCTTCCATTTTTTCAATTTGGCATAGTAGGAATACATATTTGCCAAATCCATACAAAAGTCGCAGGCTTCATCTCCACCTACGCCGGGACGTATTTCTACCAAACACTCTTCATAGTTAGCGAAGTCTGCACCTTGATAGTAGGCATTCAATACTTTTTCACCATCATTATAAGCCTTATCAAGTAACGTCCCATAGGTTGAATCCTGTTTTGCCAAATCTTCCAAAACTATAATTTCCTCGAACGCTTCATGAAGCGGTTCCAAATCTGCTACTTCTTTTGCAGTTTTAGCATACTCTTCATCGTAAACTTGAACTACTTCAATATACGTTTTTAAGTCATTATATCGCACATCAAGCCGTTTAAGAGAGTCTTTTACGGTTTGTTTATCCACCGTTATCTACTCCTTTCATCTTTTCTATATATATTATATCAAAATTTACGGGAAAAATCAATTTTTAGAATGAGAAAAATTTTCCCAAAAAATAACAGGAGGAGCCTTTTGGCTCCTCCCATTTTTTATTTTACATCATGAACAACGAAGTAGTAATATTTAAGCAATTTGTTGCCCGGTATATCCTCATCCACCAACCAGTTTTTTGCTAACTCAATATAAGTTAAAGTATCAAATTTCGGATTATAGTAATCAGAGTATACCATATTTAGCGCAACATAAAAATCTCACTTATCTAACTTAATACCACGTTCCCGCATAACTTGTTCTACTTGAGCAATAGTCCAGTGTTCTCCCTTTGTGCCATCGTTGTTTTCCATCTGCGAAACCCAGCAATAAGCAATTTCTTCTCCTATAGAAGAGCCACAAGCAAGTTCGTGAAGCCGCATCGCCATGTCCTGATAGAGAAGCGGTTCACAAGCCTCAAGGTGTTCCATCATTTTCTCAAACATACCTTTCAGCTCAACCATATCTGCACTTTTGCCGCCTTCAATAATCTTATCTATCCACTTTCCGAGCATCTTTATCTCCTCCTCGTATACGTTCAACTGTGTCTAATACCTGACATAACGTGCCTACCGTAAGAACCATCTTATCCCGCACAACCAACTCATAAAGCAGGTCTACTCCCGCTTCTTCGATTTTGCGGAGTTTTTCATCCATTTTCCTAATCACCCGAAGGCGTTGTTGGCGCATAAGTTGGGTAGGTATAGGTTGTTTCAGGTAAACAACTAAGCATCGTAAAGTTCGGTGTTTGTGCTCCAAGCTGAATCGTATACACTCTGCGGGCAACAAGCTGTTGATTTCGCACATCGTTGCCTAATTTCGTTTTCAACGGAATAGTTTGACCATTAATAATAATACTGACTGTACCAAGTGGAGTAGTGCGATCAATCGTTCCTGCAATATAAAAGCGTATAATATCGCGGTTAGACAGCAAAGAAACGTTTGGCAGTGTAATCGTAAGGTTGGTTGACGCTATAGCAGGAGTTCCCTGAAGAATTTTACATCTTTCACAATTATACATTTTTCTACCTCTCAAGGGGCAGGATTACCTGCCCCGAAACGTTAGTGCACTAAAAGTCTAATTTGCCCTTGTCAGTTGATAAGCTACTTCAACCTATTTAGCACACAAAATAATTAGGCTACTTTTCTATTAGATACCGCAGGTGCATCCATACCCATACGCACTGTTCAGTCCACATCCATTAGGCGGATAAATAGAAGAATACGGAGATGAAACGATATATGACGGAACGGCACGAGGTGCGAGTTGTCCAACAATATTAGACGTTTGTGTTTGGAGAGTTGCGCTCAGTTGAAGTGCGTTCACTTGCTGACGAAGCGCTTCTTTCTCGTCCTCACACATCTTATCCAGAATACGTTGAATACCTGCATTATTAGCTTCCAAAATATCACGAGTGTTCAGGTTCATAGCAGTGATAGTATCACAGAATCCCTTACCCATATCATATCTTACGCTATCAATATTACGGTTGGTCGTGTAGGTCGAGTCCTTAATATTTTGCTGGGTCTGGCAGCAACAATCCTTAATAGCACTTGTAAGCGCATAAGTAGAATCGCACAGACCGTTCTGAATAGCGCGAATACCATTATCCAGTTGGTTAAACTGGAAGCCATCATTTACTGCGGCACGGGTAGCAATACCTTCTTCTGCGTTTCCTCTACCGAATCCGTTTCCGCCCCAACCGAAGATAAGGAACAGGAAAATTACCCAGATCCAACAGCCATAACCGCCACCGAACATATCTCCATCACGTCTATCGTTCAACAGAGCAACATCAGCAGCACTAAGATTTCCTTCCATAATTTTTACCTCATTTGTGTTTTAAATTTGTTGGTTTTTACTTGCCGGCAAAGCTACCAACATTAACAAAAAAGGAGAGGTTAATTACTCCTCTCCATTATCTATTTAGTTGATTAAAAATTTGTTGCGCTTGTTGATAAACTTCATCATAGTTTAAACCGCGCTTTTGACATAACGTGCGACAAAGGTTTGGTAAATCACCACTTTTAACCTTTGATACATCTATACCTGCCAAACTTCCCAAAAAACTAAGCGGATTTCCGCCACTTCTCATAGCGTTCATCAACATACTCATACCATTTGCTCCATTTGTTTGCGGCATTTGGTTTAAAAAGCCTAATAAAGGATTTCCCATGATAATTTATCCTCCTTCTATAATAATGACGCCGTTTTTGGCGTATTTTGAGCCGATTTTAGCGCTTCAATAGCTTCTTTAAACTCTTCACGAGTGATGAAGTTAGAAGTATCAATAGGCGGTTTTGGAGCCTCTTCAACGTGTTCCACGAAGTCATATGAGCGCATACTACATATCCCGTTTGCATCAGCTGTTTTAATAAAGAACCGCTGTCCTGTGCTATCCATAAGGAGCGCATTAGTATTGGGCGCTAAGTAATAAGCTTCAGCACCTTTTTGACCTTCAACAAACTGAATACCACTTTGCGGATTTCCATAGCGTGGCGCACCATAAGCGGGAAAACCGCTATTTCCATAATAGCCTTGATTAAACATATCATCATCCTCCTACAAAAAAAGGAGAGGAAGAATATCTCCCTCTCCAAAATAGCAACTATTAAAACAAAAAAGAAGGAGAGGAAAATTATTTTTCTCCCTCTCCATCTTTCTATTTATATTATATCATAATTTTCGTGAAAAGTCAAATCTTCTCACGAGCAGAATTTACGTTCTGCTTAGTCAAACAGACTCGGAGTCGGCTCCGGATCCTCCACCTTCTTCGGACGTCTCTCAAGCTTATAGTCAAGGCTCTTGTCAGTGAAAGTAGGCGTCAGACGGATATAAAACAGCGAACCGGTTGCCTCATCACGGCAAGTCGGGATAGCAATATCACCATTTGCCGCAATCGTTGCGTCAAAACCTGCCTCAATCAGCACATCCTTTACCTTGTCAACCATCTGCTTACGAACAGCGTTGGCGTTGCGAACATTACGCTTGCCCTCTTCAGTAGTCAGCTTCACACTCTTGATCTCAAACATTTTTCTTTTTTCTCCTTTATATATTTATAAAAATTTTTTTTCTTTTCTTCTTCTACTCTTAATAGCTGTCTACAAACACAACCTCAAGCTCAGGATACTTAATCATAAGTTCCTTCAACCGCTTAAGATTTTTGATAGCTTCTTTCAGCCGCGGTTTCTGTTCCTGCCACGTCCAAATCGAAGACCCCATATCTTCCCAGTTGTTTTTGTTGAACCCCTTGAGTGCTTCAATGATACGGTCAATATCAGAAACCGAAAGCGGCTCATTATAGTTGTCCACCGGATCTTCCAAGCAATTCAAAATAGCGGCTCGAACATTCCAACATTTGCGCCAATACGCAAACTCAAAATCGAACTCTTTCTTTTCATCCCAACTTAAAACATAAGGTTGAAGTTCTTTCAGATTAGTCGAGAACGCGGTTCTTTTAACCTCAATACTGTTATCCAATCCCATGATTCATCATTCCTTTCCTTTTTTCTATATATATTATATCATAATTTCCGTTGGGTAGCAAATTTATGATGAAGCTTAATTTTAGCTTCGACGCCCTACTTAAAGATGTGATCCAATAGTCTCAAAAACCGTTCCCAGCAGACAAAGCGCTTGTCCAACGAGAGGACTGCCTACTTCCGCCAAAGGATACAGTAAAAAAGTGCTTTTGTTCATACAGTCAGCCACTCTCCTAACAACTGTTCCACAAAACCCTTTTACTATGGCAGATAGATTACGTAATTTACTTTTCATGATTTCTAATCTCCAATTTCTCAAATCCCATCTTAAGCAAAGCGTCATCGGTATACACCTGCGAATTTTGTATATCGACAGAAAGATCGGGGCAGAAGTATACAAGACTTGCCGACTTGCTCAGTAGAACCATACTGTCGCAGTTAAAATACACATCTGCGCGATATAACCCCTCACATGTTATAATCCACACATACGGACTCTTTGTAATAGTTCTCACCTTTTACTTCTCCCCTTTCTTTATATATATATTATATCATAAAACGCGCTCTACGTCAAATTTTCATTTTTGCGCCATTTGTGCCCGAATGGGTCGCGACGATTTGTATTAAGCGCATAACGTAGTTGGTCATAAGACACTCCTAAAAGTTGCGCTGCCTGCCGCAAAGAAGTGAAACGATTAACCACTTCACCACTTTTTGGGTCATATTGTTCATAACCAGACTTTAAACTATAATGATCCCAAGGCTCTGTTCCCGCATACTGATAAAAATTACCATTTAGCAACGAACGGCGTTGAACCGCTAATTTCATATCTTTGGTGCTAATACCAATATCAATCGCAGCACTTCGTATATCAGGATAAGCCGCAATCAGTTGTCCTAATCCGTCAAAACGTAAGACGGTTTTACTGCCATAAGTCATAATAAGCCTCCAAACAAGCGCGTTGCGCTTCGTTGATTTTGATAAAATAACCAAAAGCTTTGCCATCCTCTAACAAAGAACGCAAATCATCTTTCCGCAAAGTGGCATAAATCGCATCCAAAAAAGTAAAAAAATTTCCATACTCAATAAAAGTATCTTCATCTTCCTTGCGCGCCAAAAACGTATATCCAAACCAAAGTTGGACATCATCAGCTACGGTTTTTCTGGTTGGGCGATTTTCCCGCTTCTGGTCAATAAGCTTGGTGTCGCGGAACAACTCTTCGTTCAACCGCATATAGTTGTCCTTCCAAGCTTCCATTGTTTGAGCGAGTTTGCGGTCGATTAAGGCTCGATAATCCGCTATTTGGGCGCTTAAATCTGCTTGTCCTTCATTAGCTTCTTGTGAACGCGAAACAGGTGTTGAACCGCATCCTTCCATCAGGTGTCCTTCAAAAGGAAGCGGCAAATAATCTTTCTCTCAAATTTTGCCACATACTTCGTTCTCATTAACCATACTGTCAACAATAGCGGCTGCAGCGCCTTGAACCGTGTCATAAGCTTTGGGAAACATCCCCATTACTCACTCCGCGGCTTCCATTACTGTGGAGAACTCTTGCTCCCCATTACTACATCTATCTTGATAAGATACACTCATAAGTTTCTTTCCTCTTTTTATTTCATTTTGTTGCTACCCCAATCAAGAAAGAAAGTTTTACCAAAAGTTGTATCTTTCAATCCGCGGGTGTTGTGGTTGTTAGTCAACCAAGTTGTATAATCTAAGTGATTGGTAAGCCCTGTTAAATTTTGCCAAGTTGAAAAAGCGGCTTCAGTAGACGGAAAAGACAAATATTTGTCAACCGTTCCTCGCATATCGATAAGAGCAAATGAACCGCCACTCCAATAGGCAGAACGATCCGTTTCAAACACTTCTTTTTGAGGAATCCAAGAAGTGGAAAAAGTAGTTAAAAGTTTTTCTTTCGAGCCGCCATTAAGCCGCTTTTCCATCATTCTTGGAGTTTCAAAATAGTGGTAGATTTTATCGTTGCGAAACAAAGCATAAACCATAGGCTCGGCAAACTTACCCATCGCTTTTCCTTCTTCCCAAAGATGAAGTACATCAAGGTAGGGAAAGTTAAGACGCTTCGCGGTTTTTGCCGCATCATTAGTAAACGTAAGATCGTCTGCTGCTGCAATAGCATCAAAAGTAGGTGAATCCGGCAGGTTATATCCGTAAAGAGGATTTAGTGTTTGCGCTTCCTCGATCTTATGGTGAAGAAGTCTGTTTGCTTCTTGCGGTTCAAGGTTTTTAGCGACTTCTGTAAAACGAAAGGCATCAAGCCCATAAAAACGTATATCAGCCGCTAAATCTCCATATCTTATCTCCCCAAAATAATGAAGCATACCTTTTTTCGCAAGTTCATTTACCACATAATAACGCTTACCGTTGTGAGTGTTGTAAAGTTCCCAAAGTCTAAGCACGTTCGTCGTTTACTCCTTCACCAACGATGAAAAAGAACTGCGACCAACTTCCGTAATCAATGACCGCAACATCTGGTTTATAGGAGATCCAACGCCAATAAAGGCGTCCATCGTCTCCAATCTTTCCAACCATATTTAAGCGCTGATAATCGCTAATCAATTTGTTAGCTTCTTGAACCGTAGTGGCGGCTCCAAGCAAAACTCCTTTAGACGGATTTTCCCACTCGGTGCCCCAATATACTTTGAACATCGATTTTTCCATTAGTTCCAACGCTCCTCTCGCGCTTCTTCGTGCTCATAGCGGGTTTTTCGCTTATTTCGACGTTCCGAAAAACGTTCTGTCGCAACATCTTTCAGCACAATGAAATCATCCTTAGCAACTCGTTTTGCGGTTGAACGCGCACGAGGCTCATCATCTTCTTCTTCGTTAGGAAAACGTTCCCACTTGTTATCTTTCATACTTATTTACCTTAATCGCCTTATTTGTAATAATCCAATATACCGTGGTTCCACGGTCATTTTTAGAACTTCCTACCAAACCTGCATTAATGAACTTGCGAAGAACCGCACTGACGGAACTTGGCGAAATATCATAGTTAAACAAACGTTTGGCGTCCATCGAAAAACTTTTGCTCGACTGACAGTCATGATTTTCCATAACCATCCAAACCGCTTCTTCTTTGGTAGTAGGTTGTTTGTTCATGATTAATTTTCTCCTTCTTCATCATCCATCGATACATTTACGGGGAGTTTTTTCAACCCCTCATGATAACGGTCGATAAACATATTTTGGATAGCGCGTTCTCCGTATTTGGTTGTGCGACCAACATATTCAGCCAGCACATCTGCGAACCGCTCACAGTCAATAGTTTCGCACGAGCAATCCTCGCAGTCGCCGCAACAAGTAAATACATCACCAATTAAGGTTTGCGGTTTAATACCTGTTGTGTGGCAAAACTCTTGGAGTGTCATTTTCTTACTATACATGAACCAATCTCCTTCCTTTCTTTATCTTACATATATATTATATCAAAAAACGCGGTAAAAATCAAATTTTTGTTTGATCTTCAACCGCGTTCGATATTAAATTTTAGGAGCGCGGTTCATCGTTGTCGTCATTTCCACCAATGACTTAATTAAACAAATGACATAATTTAATATAAATGCTTACTGACAGCGGAAATGCAAGAAATCCAACCGCAGCAGCCGCAAACAAAATTAATGCGTTCATCTTAATTATCCTTCCTCCGTATAATGATACGTTGATATAGGCGTTTTCCAGCAAGTGTTGGTTTAATACTATCAACTACTTCAAACTGCGCGGGATTTCATTTAGTGAGGAACGTAATAGGAACACCCATAAGCCCATCATAATCTGCTGGTATTGCCGCAACTCGTCCTACTTCTACTGCGTTGTAAGTATCGTAAGACTTATTAATGAGTGGATCATAGTTAGCCTTAAGAGGGATAAAAGGTTTGTCGTTGACATCAAGGTTGGTCAACCAACACATATTTCCCAACGAACACCAAACTCCTTCGCTATCTATACCATAGCGTGTTTTCCGCGGTTCAGTGTTCTTTGGGACGTTAAAACGAGCGTCCCCATAAGTATAACCTATTCGTAAATTATCTTCTTTAAGCGCTGAAAATACTTCCTTATAGGTCAACATATTTTGGTTGCCCAATAGCAAAAACTGCTTTTGCTTTTCCCAAAGAAGAGCTAAAACTTCTCGAAATGCGGAAAAAGGTGGATTAGTAATAACTACATCGTAGTTCTTTAGTTCTGCCGCAACCGCTTGTCCAAATAATGAACCATCATCAGAAAGAGATGCCTCAATCGGTATATGATTTAACGGAAAACGATAGATTCTACCTGTTCCATTTGGCTCATACGAAATTCCTGCAATTTCCGGTATTTCCCATTCCTCCTGAACAGATCGAAGAACGCGGATGAAAGCGCTATTTGGAGTATCATTGGCGGGACAAAGTATCGTTTTGCCGCGCAGTTGCTCCTTATAGTGGATTAGTTCGGCGCGCACTACACTTTCTCGTGTGTATCACTCGTCGTTGGGATTACCTTTGCGTTTATTTAGTGCTTCGTTCCCCATACTCTCCTCCCGCAATTTGGACAATAAGCTGGTTTAAACAACAACCAAGCAGTTTCTTCGTCCCCTTCAATTACTTGGATCGTTGTGGTAAGGTGTATATCGCAGTTTGGACAAATGAAAGTAACAGCTGGATTGGCAGGCTTCTCTGTTATCCTCTTAAGTTGTGCTTGTCGCCGCTTAGCAGGATAAAAAGAACAGTTCTCCTTTAATCCAAGACAATCGCAAAGATCACTTTCTTTGGTACCAACGCAACGACCTCCATCAACATCAAGGTAGCAGTCGCACACGTTATTCTCGTTCGTCCAGATGATCTTCGTCGCTTCCATCTTCGTCCTCCCAATATCCTTCAACCGTATGATAGGGTTCACCCCACTGATTGGCAACGTTCATAAAGCGGTTTTCCGCTTCCCAATCTTCGCTCCAATTATATTCCTTCATTACCGTTCCTCCATGCTTCTCCTCGCGCAACATTCAGTTGTGCCGCAATACCTTTTGCCGCCTTTTCATTGTTCGTCCAACAATAAACTCCGCCGCTGGTCAAACTTGTAATAGGGATAAGTGTCCAATCCTCATACACCCCATTATGATCGTCCCACTCCCAAACAAGGGGCGTAGGTTCACCATTAATGAGTTCTGTTCGCGCATAAGGAGAGGTGATAGTTGTAAATCCTGCATAGCAAACAACTGCGGTAATAGTTGGAAGTTCACGCAGAGCTTCTCGCACCTTAATTTCATCAGGTAAGGAAGTATAACACTTCACCTTCGTTAATTTTTTACTTTTCATCTTTGATTTCCTTTCTACCCCAGTTTTCCCGCAACGGAGTGCCGCACCAAGGGCAATAGTTGAAATAGCGGGAAATAGGCTTAGAACAATAATCACATACAAGGCGTTCAACCGCCTTTTTGTTTTCTTCCATAAAACGGTTCCTCCTTTAAATTAACACTTCAACCACATCTCCGTGCTGATAGCCCATACTTCAAAGATCGAACACCAATAGGCGCTCAAACCAATAGGAACAATCCATATTTACCGTATAGGATCATGCTTGACCATAGACCAGCCCATACTTCTTCATTAGAGCGTCGTAAGCCGCTACTCCTTCGTTCCGCGAGAGGTCAAAGTGTGGAAGTGCAAACAGGTATATGCTATTCATCTCTTTCATCGTTGCGCGCTAATCCTTTAAGATCTATCCACACTTCTGAACCTTCTTCACAACCAGATGCTTTAAGCCGCTTATCCAATTCATCCGAAATTCCCCACGGGAACTTAAAAGCGCAAGCATCGCTTCCGTTCATAGCAATGACCAGTGCCAGCTTAGCACTTAATTCTGCTTCATCGAGAAGCGCAGTTCCACTAACATGATCGGGATTAGTGCGAATAAGCGGTTGAACCGCTTTCTTAGTTTCTTCCATAGTTTTTTCCTTTTCTTACTGAAACATTATTGCTCTTTGCTCCTCGTCCTTACGCCCACTTCTACCAGCTAAGCGGCTACAAGCTATCGTTTCTTCATTTTTTCTACTATAATTATAACATAAATTGTGTTCTTTTTCAAGTTTCTGCTAAAGCTTTCGCAAATTACGAAAGCCGCCAGTCGTGTTGAGCTTGGGTAGTTGACACATCGGCACCAAGGTTTCTCATAAGTTGGTCGGTAGCGTTCGTATAAATTTGGTCAGTAATAATTTCATCTCCATCTACTGTCAGCGTTAAATACTTATTTAATGAAGGTTGTATTTTAATCGTTTCTGTTTTTGTTTTTGCTCCTTCAAAGTGCTTAATCAGGTGCTGAAGCTTTATTCAGATCTTCTACTCCGTTCTTGCGCTTCCATCGCCACAAATATTTAAGCGCATTTCCTGTATCAAACGCTTCCACTCCTGTCAATCCTGCCGCAATCGAACCACTGTAATGGGAAGGATGATCTACCATAGAGGGCTTATCAAGTTTTACATCTAAGGTTGCCATTTTTTTTCTTTCCTCCTTTCTTCTTCTTATATTATAATTATAGCATAATTTTGACTCTACGTCAAATTTTGTTCCTTCCAAAAGTTGGAGAAAGCTAAGGTTAAAGAATGTAGCTCCTTGTACACTACTAATTGCGGTTCAATACGCATACTCCTTTTTCCGCTTCTTGGAAACTCCCATGAGCAACGTAAGAAGGAGGAAAGGAAAGAAGAAGGAAAGAAATTTTTTTATCTTTTTGGCTTGGTTTTACACAAATTTAGCGGTATCCAAAATTTGAAAAATTTTTGGCATCCACCTGTAATTACTTATAGATCTTTAGCAAGCAACGTAGGCTTGAGCACCGTGTTTTTTATGCTCGAAGGAGCTTTAGCTCCTTCGTGCCCCCCGCTGGCGGGGGGCTTTGGGGGGTGGTAGATTAGCTGAGCGTAGCGAAGCTAATCGTCCCTGCTGAGCGTAGCGAAGCATCATTTTCTTCCTGAACAAAATTTACGGTAAATTAGGCTTTTGAACCTTTTCTTTGCTTCCAAAATTACGTTGCTTGTGAAAATTACGGGGCTACATTGCTCATATACCCAATCCATGCTGCGCTCCGCTTGCTTCGCAAGCGACGCTTAGCGTATTTTTGTTTTGGATCGAAAATTTCGTTCAACCAAACCTTTCGATGTCAAGTTTTTGATCCCCCAAAATTTTCGTTGCTTAAAATAAGCCCTGTCAAGTTTTCGTTGCTTGTGAAAATTACACGAAGCTTTGGAAAAATGCGCAAATTGGACTTTTGGATGTCAAATTTTCGATGGAGGGAAAATTATGCTTCGCTATGATTAGGAAGCTACTTTTCCACGGTAGCTTTTTCGTGGTAGCTTTCAATTTGAACATCAATTTGAACATCAATTTGAACATCAATTTGAACATCAATTTGAACATCAATTTGAACATCAATTTGAAC